TTACAGAATGAATTGAAGTCTTCAACGTCTTGTTTGGTTAACTCAATAGTTAACGAATTTTTCTGTTCCATTTTCAATATCTTCGTATGAGTTTATTCTAAATGATATGAAAGGTTTTGGGTTGAATAAATCCACTGTCGTATACTCATCCTTTTCCACATCATAAATTCCATATCCGTGTTTGGTTACCGTTTCACCATAGTTCTGTCCAACGGTTGAACCAATCATGTAAGCCTTCTTACCACCCGGTATATCAAAGATTTGTCTCTTATGAATATCACCACATAGTACCAAATCACATCCATCAAACTTTGATGTTTCAAACCCATCTTCAAACTTAAATCCTAAGTTGGTTGTAAGTCCCTGAACTGGTCCGTGAAATAATCCAATTTTAACTCTATCAGATTTTTCAATCGTAGGTGGGATGTTATGGTCCATAAGTGAATACACACACCAATCAATATTTTCATCCTGATACACACCCCTGTTCTTGTAGTAAACTACCATGTCATTTTTAAGTGAATCAACCACAGGTGTTAGAGCATCCAATCGTTCCATGTTATTTTCAAGGAAGTCGTGATTACCAGGTATTAATACCGTCTTAGCAATCTTTGAACACTCTGTCAATACCCAAGCGATAAACTCAACAAGTTCAGGTGTCATCTGATTCTTTGAGTGAACCAAATCCCCCGTAAATACAATTCTATCAGGTGCAATATCTTTCCATTGTTTAAATGCATCCTCCAATATTGTTTTATATAACTGGTGGTCTTTAAACAACCTAATGTGTAAATCAGAAAAATGAACTAACTTTTTTATCATAGTTCTAATTTCGGAGATTCAGTATGAAATGGGTTTAACTCTTCATTCACATGTCCACAAGCCAAACAAGCGTATGTTGGGAATGGAACAACGGTATCGTCAGGTGAACCAGTTAATAACTTTGGTACTCGTTTTAGATACGTAATTTCTTTGAACTCGTTATGTTCACATTTGTCACAGACAATGAAGTCCATGTCTCTTAAATTAATTTTTGGTTTTTCTAATTGCATATTATTCTTGTATAAACATTATTGTATTACTAATCGGTACTCTAAGTACTGGTTTAGATTTCTCATCAGTTTTAGTCATTACTTCGTAGTAACCTTCTCTCACCTGTACTGTTGATACGTTTAAGTAATCCTCAAAATGAAGTTGACCTAAATCAACGCTTACTGTTTTGTCTGTTGTGTTAAATGTTAGTTTTATCATAGTTCAAATATAGTATTTTTTTTGTTTGTTGTCAATTCAGATAGTCTTTTACATTCATAGTCATCACAGTATCTATCACATCTTGTGGTACTCTGAACTCTTTGAACTCTGAATCCTCTTGCAATAATACGACAATACATCCATATAATTTCATGTTTTCGTATTTTGTTCCTTCCAACATTTTTAAGATTAACTTACCGTATAAAGGTAGTTGAACATAGTAGTGTCCAAGAGCGGTATTTGGTAGGTTTTGGAATGGTTTATACATAGGTTTTGTAAAACTATTACTTTCAAAGTTTTTAGGTTTGTTTGTCTTCCAGTCAGTTATTAATAACCCAAACCCATCTTTCTTCTTGTTTATCACCAACCACACCTTATCGGGTTGTCCCGTATATCCTAATTCAGGATGACCCAAAACAATCTCTGTATCCAACAAAACAACTTCACGTTCCTTCATTAGTTTTAGAAATTTGGAACCAGCGGTAATCATACTATCACCCTTTAGAATCTGTGTAACATCACAATCAAAAATTGGTTGACGGACTTCTTTATAACTTCCACTACTTTCAATCAACTTCTTCTCCAAAAAGAAGTGAACCCTACTACCCATATTGGTAGAATAATCACCAGCGGCTGCCCATTCTTCAATCAGTGATTGTTTAATTACAGGGTTTCCTTTTGATTTCCTTTCAGCAGCTTCGTCAGTTGGAAACTCAGGGTAAAACTTCTTCAACACCTTTGATACTGATGGGAAATTGTTTTTAACAACACCATCCACATCTTTCATAAAATACGTGTGGGTATCCTCAATAAAGGTTAACTCCAACTCTTGTCTTTTGTTCTCTAAAATTTCTCGTAATTCTAAAGCAATTTCTTTTAATTCCATTTTAATAACTCATTTCATAAAAATAATCATCTATCTTACCTTTCAAATCTGCAATATCAGAGTCTTTTGGTAATTTTAGAATCTTCACTCGTCCCCTTAACTTCCCACCATTTAGTTGGTTGTAAAGTTTTTGAGCATCTTTCCAAGCATCAGCATCCAAACATATAATAACATCTGACTTAGCCTTGGTATATATCGTTTCAAACAATAATTCATGTAATACCTTCCCAAGTAGAACAACTGGATTGGGTGTAAAGAACCCGTCAATAGCACCCTCACATAGGTAAATTGGTTTTTCCCAATCAATCAACTTCTCGTTGAATATAATTGTTTCCTTTGGGTATTCAGGATTTTTATACTTGTTCTTCGTTTTAAACCACGCCCTTGATATGAAGTAGTTAATCTCATCGTCCATACCATATGAAGGTATAATAATCCTACCTCCGTAGTCACCATCGGTTGCAAATCCAATATTAAACTTATCAATCATCTCATCAGTAATACCACGTGTTTTAATATATTTTAAAACTTCTCTGTGTGGTATATGAAGGGGATTAGCATCTTTAATTGAAATAAATTCTTTGGGAAGTTTTAACTTTTTTAGTTCAACATGTTTTGACTTATGTTCTTCGGGTTTAAATATATCGTAAGTTTTCTTTTGGTTTTTGGTTCCAAAAATATCAATTAACTTACCTAAAACTCCGTGTGTTCCATTTGAGTCTGAACACGACCAGCATTTATATACGTGTTCGTTGATATTAATTTCAAGGTTACCTTTGTTTCTACCCTCATCACAATACGGACAATTTATTGAAATCTGACCTTTGGAAGCATAATAATGTTTCTCTTTACCAAATAAGTCCCTAATAATTTCAAGTAAAATTTCGTCTTCGTCCATTACCTTAATAATAAGATAAAAACTTATTGTTGTCAAACTTCACAAAGTTTTAATCCCTTTTATATTTATATCATATGCCAACAACAATTACGGTTAATAATATTACAGGTTCCACTCCGTTTGACGTTTATATATGTCTTTCAGGTGGTAGTCCATGTTATTATATTACAAGTATTGGAAGTGGTAGTTTACCATATAATTTTACAGTACCTTCTCCAATAGAAATGTTTTCACACTATTGTATGAAGGTTGTAGATGCAAATGGTTGCATAATAACAGGTTGCACAAGTATATAAAAAATTGGCTTTAAGTTGGTATTCATTTTCAGGTTGTTGTAGTGGAACTACGTTTCAAATTCAATCAACTTACTCTGCAGGAACATTTACTGTCGGAAACTCTTATTATTTGGAGACTGATTTTTATTCAGGTTGTTCTCAACATTTAACAACAGGATTTGTTACAGGTACTCCAATCTATAACATATTAACAATAAATTTAACATCATATTCATCTTGTACCGCATGTACAACCGTGAACCCTTGTGTTCCTGGCCCAACACCAACACCTACTTCAACACCTGCACCAAGTGCTACTCCAACAAAAACACCAACAAACACTCCAACAAAAACTGTTACACCAAGTACCACTCCAACAAAAACACCAACAAATACTCCAACAAAAACACAAACTCAAACACCAACATCAAGTGTTACACCAACCATAACACCAACACCAAGTATTACTCCAACCATAACACCAACAGTTACCGTTACCTCAACAAATACTCCAACTCCAAGTATTACTCCAACACATACTCCAACAAGAACGGTTACACCTACTCCAAGTATTACACCAACTATTACACCATCACCGACAACAACATCAACTCCAACCCCTACATTATCAATAACACCAACCACAACTCCAACTCCAACAATTACAAAGACCCCACTACCAACATTTTGTAATACGCCAACACCAAGTATTTCACAAACACCTTCAACAACACCAACGGCAACGCCAACTTATACCGCATGTCCTCAATCAAGTTATTGTGTATTCACAAATTTAGACGGTTATACAAATTATGATGGAACTTATTACAACTATGGAGTATTTGGAGGAAGAAATGTTTTTTATAAGCCAGACGTAACTAATCCTTATTACATATATTACAACACTGGTGAAACAAAGTGGTGTTTATCAACTTGTGTAAATGGTGAGTGTAAATTATTTGGTCCAACAGGAAGTAATACTGTTTGTCCTGATTTAGACGTAACATATTTTGGGTCTTCATGTCCTACACCAACACCATCAAACACTGACGCATGTAATACTTTTGATTTTACAGCAGTATTTGATTGTAATATTACTTCAGGAGCAACTCCAACACCAACACCTAGTATAACACCGACATTAACACCAACAACTACCCCAACACCTACACCATTGTGTAACGGTAAATCATTATCGTTTAGTGGTGTTAATTACAGTTATCCAGGTCCTTCACCAACACCAAGTGTTACTCCAACAAATGCTGTTAAAAGTGTTGTTGTAAGTGGTTCAGTATCTTATGATACATTCTCATCTAAATTTACAAGTTTATATTCAAAATTACTTTTGGATTGTAACTCACCCGAAAAATATATTGTTGGTGAAATAATACCGTTTAACACAGGTTCAACATTTAGTGCTGTGATTGACTTTAAATCTGTTTGTGTAACTTACAATTCAGATATTTTAGGTTCACCTACTAACACACTCCAATCTATTGAGAGTGGTAATTTATTTGATTGTGAATTTTGTATCCCAGTTACAACTGCAACGCCTACTCCAACACCTACTCCGACACCAACAACAACACCTTATTGTCCATTTGTTACAACAACAATTTCAATAACACCTGGTTTCACATTATATAATATGTTATCAAACCCATCAACAGATTACGCATATGTTTCAAGCACACCTTTCAACAATATTGAAGTTATTGACAAAACAAATAATACATCATATTTGAGTATTTCAACAGGACAAATTGGTCCTCAAGGAATGGCTCTAGATACTTTGAATAACAATATTTATATCACATATTATAATTCATCAACTATTGTCGTATTAGATGGTGACACAAATTCACCAATAACAACAATTATTGGTGCGGGTGGTCCAGTAGGAATATGTTTTGATTCTATTAATAATCAAATGTATGTGACAAACTTTAATACTGCAAATGTTAGCGTAATTAACACTTTAACTAACACAATAACATCAACAATATCTGTTGGTAATGCTCCAATTAACCCATCATTTGACCCAACATTAGGTCGAGTATTTGTACCAAATGCTAACGACAACACTATGTCAGTTATTGATGTATTCACAAATACTGTAATTTCAACAGTTTCGTTTGTTGGTTTACCAGGTTCGTTATATCCAAGAACATGTAAAGTCAATATATCAAATAATACAGTGTACGTAGCACTTCAAAATAGTGATTTAATTGTCCCTGTTAACACAATAACATTATCAACAGGTTCAACAATTTCAGTGGGTAGTGCTCCATATGATATGACAATAGATTCGTCTAATAGATTATATGTTACAAATTCATTTGATTCTACTATAAGTGTAATTAACACAACAACTAATACAGTTGTTAAAACAATAAGTAGTATTGGTGGTGGAGCATCAGGTATTGATTATGATACCACAACTACTAAAGTTTATGCAAGTAATGGTATATCAGGTAGTGTAGTGGTATTATGTACATAACAAAAAAGGTGTCAAACGACACCTTAAATTTTAAAATAAAAATCTTATTATTTTTTAGCATTTAGATAACTTAATACAACAGTATAAGCATCTGTCATATCAAAGTTTTCTTTCTTTAATGTATTGTTTCTTGTATACAACCAATTAATTTGAGGTTCTCTTTTAGCAACAAGTTCCCATATAATCATCTTTTTATCACAATCTTTAGGATAACCTCCAAACAAAACATATTTACCTTTCTCGTTTTTCTTTACCAATTCAGGCCACGCTTCTTTTCTTGAGTTATATGTTGAAACATATTCAGGAACAATACCCAACACATCATAAACTTCTTTAGTAATCAATGTATTATATCTCAATAGTGTTCCGATAGTATAAGCATTATTACTATTCAACAAAGGTTCTTCAATTACACATCTAACGACACCAACTCCTTTGTATTCCTCCAATTTCTTTCTGAATGTTGCAGATTTTAATAACATTTCCTCAATCTTGGTTTCAGGTGTTGGTTTTGGTTGTGGTGAAACATGAGTTAATTCCAATAAATCCCTTGAAGATAAATCAAACAATGCTACACCAATTGTTTTGGTTGAAACGTCTAAACCCAAAATTTTAGGTGAATTTTTAATACTTTTTGCCATATCTAATATTAGTTATTAGTCATAATATTAAATTAATTAACTTAATTGTAAATAATTTAGAAATCTAACTTAACAACCGCTTGTTGTATACCTTGTCTAACTTGAGGTGATTGGAATTTAGATAATACAAGTAAGTTTTTATTAGCGTCATATAATCCTATTTCAGACATATAAGGAGTTATACCTTGTGTCCAAGTAGGATTTGATGAATTTACAAATTGTGCGTTAGGTAAATTTATAAGATATCTCATTTCGTAAATTGTTGCCTGAATATCAGTATTAACATTCCCGTAGAAGAAATATTCATCACCAAAATATAATGTTGATGAACTACTACTAATAGTTGGTAACTCTAATTGATTACCTAAATTATATGTTGTTCCATTAGCATAAGTTGTAGGTGTAATTGTAAATGTTGTTGCCGTAAGACCTGATGGATTAATATAACCACCTGATAATGCGGTAGAATAATTCATTCTAACCCAATTATTTGGATTAGGTCTATTCTGTGATGTTGTTCCTGTTTGTGCTAAAATGTAAAAGTCAGTCGCTGAAAATCCTTGTGTAGTACCTGTTTTCATACATTTAAATTCATTTCCGAATTTAACTGTTACGTTTTGTTCAGTTAAACTACAACCTGTTACAGGGCCAATTATTTTCTGATAATAATTACAATGCATTCCAGTCCAAGGCCCATCAAAACCATAAGTTACCCACACACATTGGTTATCATTATCAAGTAATCCATCAGTTGATGTATCGTTACAAAGTCCAGGTGCACTATATCCAAGTTTTGGGGCAGGTAGTGTATAGTTTCTATTAGCAACATAAGTCATTGCGGCAATAATTTCCTCATCATCAAAAACAATTACCTTATCATCAGGAAATACTTTACCAACCCTACTTGGTCGTCCATCAGGATTTGGGTGAGTATCATATAAATGAAAATATCTAATACCCGGATTATTCATATCAAGATTTTCATTTGATTGAATATAGTATGGTGTTAATAAATCGTACCCATTAAATCCAGGTGGGTCAATCCAAAATGTTTCACCACTACAACAACTAATTGGATTTTTATGCCACATTAACCAAGGCAGGTTAATTGTAAAATTTCTTGCTTGTCCTGTATCACCAGGATTTGTTGTGTCATATGCTTCACAAGCAAATTTTTCACCATAAAAATTAATTATTGTATTGTTTGTGTAGTGAACAATTGAAATTGCTTTTTGTTCTTCAGGGGTCACTAATATTTGTTCACCGTATGAATTATAATATGTAACACCTGATGTATCTGTTTGTCCACTTGACGACATATATCCGTAGTATTCTTTTGTACTGATATAATCTTTGGAACCAAATTCACCATATTGACTATATAATGTCGAAATTAATCCCGCAGGACTTTCAGACCACGGAATATTCATATTCCAAATTTTAACTAACCCATCTTCAGGTGTACAAACTGATTCATAATTAATAACACTATCACTCCAATAGTTCATAGGTGTCGGTAAATCATAACCTGTCATACCTGATGGGTAGAAAAATAATCTAGCTTGACCAGTATTACCTGATAAATTAGGTAATAGTCTATCAACAACAAGTTGTGTTGTTCCTGAATTCCAACTCTGAACTTGGTAAGTTAATACAGGATAACAAGAATCGATACATCCACATGAACTTCCACCACTCATAAAAATAGTTACAAGAGTTCCCGCAGAAATAGTTGTCGCTGATACAGAATCAGGACAAGGATTGGAAATAAGTGTTAAAACTGAAGTGTTACCAGTTAATCCTGATAAATTAACAACATATTGTGAGTTGTAAGTGTATGCACTTGTATGATAAGGACTAAAACAAGTAGATGCAGTACTCGCGGTTACAAAGAAACCGTTAGGTGACGCAGTATTAAATACTGACTCATCCGAAGATGCCATAAATGGAATACCATAAGTTAACCCTGAAGAGCCTTGTAAATAAAAAGGATATTTAACATTATTTTTAGTTGAGTTAGGAACTCCTGTTGAATTTTGAGCGTTATATGATGGTTCAAGTATTTGAAAACTAGATATATCGTAATTTGCAATTGAGGTATAATTAACCTCACTGTCTCCAATTTGAAAATAAGAAACATTAAAATTACCTTCAGATATTTTTTTACGTCCAGTGTCCGTTAATCTTGTAATTAATAATCCTTGATTTTCTTTTATAATATATCCCATTGTTTATAATTATCTTCGTTTCATTTTTATTGTATGTTTTCTGCCGGTGGTGAAGGTGTACTTGGATTACATAGAAGACTTGTATTAGTTAATGTAATTTCAGATGGCGGTGTTGTTTTATTATATCTAATATGGACAGTAGACGTTCCAATAGTATAAGTCGGAGGTATAGTTATACAACACTGAGCTCCACTAGGAGTGATTGAATACATTTGAACTGTCACAATACCTCGTACATCTTTATTAGTACATAATCCTACTGGATTATTAAAAAACCAACTGAACCCACAATTATTTATTTGTATTGTAGATGAAAACACATTTATAGTATAATTTGTTGACTCGTAAACTTGAGTATAAATAACATATGCCGGACAATTACCAACCGCAGGTTGTGTTGTTAATTGGTTAATAATTAAATTCCAAGTACCCGATGGTAATATTGGAGATATTCCAATATTTGCCGTCACACCTGAGAAAAGATATTGATAAGTTATTCTAACTTTACCAATTAGTTGACATGATGACGGTATATTAGATATTACAGTTTTAAAATTCCATTTTTTATTACCACCTGAATTTAAATTAACAATATCTCCAGCAGAAAATACACAATTTGAATAACCAATAGTTGAGGGTGTTGTTGATGTAATATTAAATGAAACAATATCACTTAAATTACCATCGCCATCTATTACTTGTGCCGTGTGACCTCCACTACATAATCCAAAAAATACAGGTGAGTTTTGTTCAACATCATCAACAAAATACGTGTATGGCCCACCAAATGATGAGCTAGGTATTAAAGTTACACCTCCTTGACACTGTGTTGAATTATCACAATAATTTTCAACTTGTACTGTTAATGTTGGTGTTATCGCCGAACAAACACCTGAAGTTACAATAATTGATGATATACTTGGTCCAGGTGTAAATGTACCTGAACCGTACCAACCACTGTCTTGTGGTTTAATTGCAAAAGGATTTTGAATAGTAAATGAACAAGTTTGTTCTTGTTGACATTGTGTTGGTATTGGTAATGGTGAATTGTGATTTTCAACTGAACTTACCCAACTTGTATTCCAAAATAAACTCATTCCTGTGACAGAAATCTCAGAAGGATTATCAAGAGTATATAACGGTCTTAAATTGTAGGTTGACGCACTTGTAAAATTTAAATAAAATTCAACACCACAATAATCAAAATTCATACATAATTTATTAGGATAAATTATTTCAGCAGGATTTTCAACTAAACAAGATGTTGTTGCAGTTTGTGAATAAATTCCAACTCCACTATCAACAACTGTAATGTTGTACGTCCCAGCACTTAAATTAGTAAGTGGTAATGTTATTGAAGAACCTGAATAATAGTAATTATATGGTGGTGTTCCACCTGTTACATACAATGTTAAACTACCATCATTAAATCCATTAATAGTTGGATTTGTAACCTGACACTCAGCATAAATATAATCAGGTAGTTCAGGAATAACACAGTCAATATCTTGTACATTATCACCATAATAGTCAACAACAGTTGTTGAATATGTACCAGGTATAACGTCAGTATACAACAAATAAGTATTATTTGTTGGTTCTATAGCTTGACCAATTTGAGTTTCAGTTCCCGCACTGTAAAAACTATATGGTGGTGTACCACCCGTGACAAATAAACTAACTGAACCAGTTGTTGACTCATCTAATGTTGGGAACACACTATCACATTCAACATAGAATGGAAAAATTGTTTTAATAGTACATTCATTTACTGTTGTAAAAATACCTGTACTCTGACTACTAAAATCAATAGTAATACCTGTAGGACAAGGATTTAATAATTTACAAGTAGTACAACTTGTTTGTCCAGTCATTCCAACTAAATCATAAACCAAAGGTTCATAAAATAATTCAGGTAATTCAACATATGTTCCACATAACGTATCACCTTGTGTTGTTTCAATATAATATATCTCATATTCTGAAACAGAACCAGGAATACCATTTACATAAAAATAGTCCTCAATGTCACAACAATTTTGAAATCCTAAAGCCATTACTTATAAATAACAAAAAATCTGTTTTTATACACAGTTAATTCATTTAACATGAAAGTATTTGAGTTGTCTCACAAGAATTACCATCAACTACTTTACAAAACACTGTAGTTGAACCTGTAAGGGATACAGGTAAATTAACAATAACGGGCCAATAAACAGGGTCATACTCTGTCTGAACTAAAGAACAATTGTTTTCCGCAAAATCACATAAGTAAATTTGAAAGGGTGGTACACCATTAATATTTGAAATTTCAACGTATGTCATATTATATAATTACCAACAAGTTACAATTACTAAACCATCACCACCAGGACCTCCAGCACCACCAGCAGATAGAGATGTTCCAGCACCTCCTCCCCCACCTCCGCACCCAGGACCCCCTTTACCACCAACACCTCCCACACCAGCATTGTTACTAGCACCACCTGTACCTCCAAGACTAACAAATGGTTTCATCATAAACATTCCATTAACACCTGCCCCACCAGCCGCGGCTCCTCCAACAACATCAACAACAAAACCTCTACCCGATATTGACCCACCATTTGCACTTGTACCAGGGTTTGCCGCATTTATACCACCTCCACCTCGTCCAGCAGAAAATGGTATAGAACCTGTTCCATATACACCAGCAAGTGGTGAAGCAGTTGCGTTACCATCTCCACCTGTTATACCAATTCTATTTGTAAATGTTCCTAATGACACCATACCCATACCTGTATTAGTTGTCGCGGTACCTCCCGCACCTCCTGTACCACCCGCAGCACCTGTTCCAGGATTTCCGGCACTACCACCATTAGCCTGAGCAATATATAAATTGTTTAATGCCACCGTACCACCTAAGTTAGTACTAACAATTGATTGACCACCAGCAGTACCCGCAGTTGCAGGATTACCACCAGCACCACCTGGTCCTCCCGTACCAACCAATATGAGTAAACTATCTGATAGAAAAATTTTAGGTATAACTACACGAGTAAGAGCACCTGTTCCTCCACCTCCACCTCCACCACCAGCTGAACCAGCGGCTCGAGTAAATCCACCTCCTCCTCCACCTCCTGCACCCATACATAAGATATAGACCATAGTTATACCTTTAGGTAAAGTGTAAGCATATTGACCCGCAGTATAATATATTTGCGTTTTGTGAGCGTTATTTGTTAAATTATATGCAAAATCCATAATTAAATTTTTACCAACACTGTATTATTACTAAACCATCACCTCCACGTCCTCCTGTCCCTCCAACACCTGTAGGTGTGGTACCAGCACCACCACCTCCACCACCAGTACCAATGTTTCCATCACCACCTGCTCCACCTGAAGCAGGTGTAGTACCACCTCCTCCACCACCACTTCCTGCAATAGAATAGAATGGGGTTAATGAAAATACCCCTACACTACCTGCACCACCTGACTGTCCTCCAGTATTTGTAGGGACTATACCTGCACCTGTTAAATTTCCTCCATTTGTTGGTGTGGTAGCTCCTGCCGCCATACCCCCTCCACCAGCACCCCCATATAACATACCAAGAGAACCCCATGTAAGTGAAGTTCCATTAGTTGTTGTCCCTGCACCTCCACCAAGGCCTGCAATTGTTGTCCAAACTCCAATCGTTGAGTATAATGCGTCTGCAACGTTAGCGGTGGAGCCTCCATTACCAGCAGTTGCTCCATTACCTCCAGTACCACCTGAAGTGGTTATAATACGTGTATATATATCAGTATTACCAGGAACAGGCATATCAACAAATGTAGGACCTCCATTACTTCCAGCTCCTCCACTCGATACTCCCCCAGCACCTCCAGTACCTACATTTATTATCAAAGAATCTGTTATAAAAATTTCAGGAATAATTAATCTAGTTAAACATCCACCTCCACCACCTCCACCTCCTGACCTATTATTTGCAGATGAGTTAGTAGCACCACCAGCTCCCCCACCACCAGCACTAATAGCAGTAATGGATATCATAGTTATACCTTGAGGTTTTATCCAACTTCCCGACTGATAGAACACTTGTGTCTTATAACTAGTATCCGCTAAATCATATACAAAACTCATATTACATACAAATTACCAACAAGTTATTATTACCATCCCAGGTCCTCCATCTCCACCACTACCACGTGTGGTTCCTGAACCCCCACCTCCTCCTCCACAACCAATTCCACCTTTTCCACCATTACCAGCAGTTCCAAGAGCAAAAGAACCACCACCAGCTCCTCCTAATGAGAAAAAAGGTAAGTTTATAAAAATACCACTTGCCCCATTATTTGTCGCACCACCAGCACCTCCTGAGATTGTAGGTATTGTTCCACTTCCAGTTATACTACCACCAGCAAAATTCCCGTCAGCGGCACTTTTTCCACCACCGGCAGCCCCACCTGTTATTGGTAATCCTGACGACGTAACAGTTATTGAACCTCCAGCGGCAGCATTGACACCTCCCGCACCTGCTTGTCCAGCGATAGACACAAAAGTACCCATTGTTAGATAAATTGCGTTTCCTTGAGTTGCAATTGCTCCTGCACCTCCACCGGCAGAGGCTCCACCAGCCAAACCTACGTTTCCACCGGAACCCGCGGCCGCGAATACTACACGAGTTTGGATAGCAGTCGTATCCCCTCTTGCGATATCAACATATGTCGACGCACCATTCGTGCCTCCTGAACCTCCTGTACCACCCGTACCTCCAGCACCAACAGTTACTTTTAAACTTTCAGATAATAAAATAGCAGGTATTGTTAATCGAGTTATTGCCCCCGAACCACCACCACTACCGCCTGAAGCCGCAGTACCCGTAGATTGGTTACCCGAAGCTCCTCCACCTCCGGCACCAATAGCGGTAATATGTACCATAGTAATACCTCTTGGTTTAACCCAATAAAAAGTACTTAAAGAGGCACTGGTACCTATTGGTCCAGTATAGACTTGATTGTGATATTGATTGTCAGCTAAATTGTAATAGTCAATCATATTTTTTTAAGCCCATGATGGTCTTGGAGGGTTTGAATCAACAACTCGGTATCCGAAATTTATTGTCAAATCTAAAGTATTACCGTCTAAATCGGTTAATCTTAAACATTGTCCTGCCATCCAATCTATTTCCATATATCCCATAGATACTGGCGAACCATAGTCAAATTGTATTAATTGATATATTAACATTAGTAGTCCCCTCCTATAACCGTTGCGTCAATACCACCAGCGGCTGCGGCACCGATTGTTACATAAATTATATAATTAGGAGGTAAAGCAAACATAAGTGGTAATTCATAGTTGGTTGACGCTGCGTTGGTAACAAATGTTGCATTTGCCGCAATTGTTATTTCATCAAATAAAGTGTTATTAGCTGCGGTAGTAGTTGTTGAACCATTATTAATCCAAACACGACCAACAGTTGCCGCCGAATTTGCACCTGTATGTCTAAATCTTATTTTTTGTACATAACTCCCTTCGGTACCTGCGGTAAAAACAGGATAAACTGTACCTGAGGTTAAATCTCCCGTATTATTCGCAGCCGTAATGCTAACATTCCACATAATCTCAGGTCTTAGTGTAAAAATTGGTGCTGTATTTGCTGGCATAGTATTATAATAATTTAATTTAGTTTATTATAAATATTATATAAAGTTAAAATTGTTTGCTGTTGTATAAACAAGTCCTAATGTGAATGTTCCACCCGCAGCTCCTGCAGCTCCTGAGGTACCTGATGAACCAGTAATACCCGATGAACCTGAAGTACCTGATGAACCTGATGTTCCAGATGTACCGTTAACAATAATAGTAACTGCACATACGTCATTTACTGTAAGTGTTGTATCACCACCATTTGTATATAATGCACCTGTAAACAAATAATCACTACCACTTACACTTACATTGTTGAAGTAGTAAATATCAATTTTATTTGAACCATTTAAATTAAAAATTAAATATACAATCCCTTGTGTTCCAACTAAGTTTAAAAAATAATCACTTAAATCTGCTGAGTCAGCAGTTACTACGTCAAATTTCAAATCATACACCGCTACACCCGCTCCTTGATAAGTAAATTGACCTGAAGCAGGTGCACCTCCTGTCCCACCACCGTATTGGTATTGAAGACCACCTTTATTACCTTGACTACCTGATGTGCCTGATGAACCACTTGTTCCTCTTGAACCCGTACTTCCGCTAGACCCCGAACTACCTGAAGAACCCGAACTTCCACTAGAACCACTTGTTCCCGATGAACCTGATGTTCCCGAACTACCACTCGTACCTGAAGACCCAGTTATACCACTACTACCTGACGAACCTGTTGAACCAGAGCTACCACTTGAGCCAGATGTACCTGATGAACCAGATGTTCCACTAATACCATCTAATCCGCTTGTTCCTGATGAACCTGAACCTGAGCTACCTGATGAACCAGCACTTCCTGAAGAACCGCTAGTTCCACTACTTCCTGTAATACCTGAAGAACCTGAGCTTCCACTTGAACCTGATGAGCCAGAAGAACCTGATGAACCGCTAGTACCCGAAGAACCTGTATTACCACTTGAACCTGAACTTCCTGAAGAACCGCTAGTTCCTGATGAACCAGAAGTTCCCGAAGAACCAGTATTCCCACTTGAGCCTGATGACCCAGAAGAACCACTTGTACCCGAAGAACCCGATGTACCAGAACTTCCAGTATTACCTGACGAGCCTGAACTACCCGTGCTTCCACTTGAACCTGATGTTCCTGAGCTTCCGCTTGTTCCTGAAGAACCTGAAGTTCCAGAACTACCACTACTTCCTGAAGAACCACCTGACCCTGATGTACCCGAAGAACCAGATGTTCCTGAGCTACCACTAGTTCCTGAAGTACCGCTAGTTCCTCTTGAACCTGTACTACCAGATGACCCTGAACTTCCACTAGAACCCGATGAACCGCTAGACCCTGAAGAACCACTAGTTCCACTTGAACCTGAGCTTCCTGAAGTACCTGTACTACCCGATGAACCAGAACTTCCTGAACTACCACTAGAACCAGTACTTCCCGAAGTTCCTGATGTCCCGCTTGTACCTACAGAACCTGACGTTCCTGAGCTTCCAGTACTACCGCTAGAACCTGATGAACCTGATGTTCCAGTACTTCCACTTGAACCTGAACTACCACTTGAGCCAGAAGAACCAGCACTACCTGATGTTCCTGTACTTCCTGACGAACCAGATGTTCCAACACTTCCGCTTGAGCCTGATGTTCCTGACGTTCCGCTAGTTCCTGACGAACCAGAAGTTCCACTTGTTCCTCTAGAACCTGTTGAACCAGAACTTCCGCTTGAGCCTGAGCTTCCTGAAGAACCCGTACTACCACTTGAGCCAGATGAACCTGAAGTACCAGATGAACCACTTGTTCCACTACTTCCTGAACTACCCGTTGAACCTGATGACCCACTACTACCTGAAGTTCCTGAACTTCCGCTAGTTCCCGATGTACCTGATGAACCAGAACTACCGCTAGACCCTGAACTTCCACTACTTCCTGATGTACCTGCAGAACCAGATGACCCTGAACTACCACTACTTCCACTAGAACCTGATGTTCCACTTGTACCAGTACTCCCTGAAGAACCTGATGAGCCACTACTTCCACTTGAACCTGAAGTACCAGTTGAACCCGAACTTCCACTTGTACCAGTACTCCCTGATGACCCCGCACTACCACTTGAGCCAGAGCTTCCAGATGTTCCACTAGTACCTACTGAACCTGAAGTTCCTGAAGAACCAGACGAACCTACTGAACCTGACGTTCCTGAAGTACCAACACTTCCAGATGAACCTGATGTTCCGCTAGTTCCTCTAGAACCTGTTGAACCAGAACTTCCTGAAGACCCCGTACTACCACTTGAACCTGAACTTCCTGATGAACCTGAAGTTCCACTACTCCCTGATGAACCCGCACTACCACTTGAGCCAGAGCTTCCAGATGTTCCACTACTACCTGAAGTACCAACAGAACCGCTAGACCCTGACGAGCCAGCACTACCTGATGAACCTGAAGTTCCGCTTGTACCTACTGAACCCGAACTACCTGAAGAACCTGAACTTCCACTTGAGCCAGCAGAACCTGATGTTCCTGAAGAACCATTAACCCCTGATGTACCAGCACTTCCCGCAGAACCTGATGAACCAGTACTTCCTGAGCTTCCAGCACTACCGCTAGAACCTGACGAACCACTTGTTCCTGATGAACCGCTAGTTCCAACACTACCACTTGAACCTGATGACCCACTTGAACCAGAAGTTCCAGATGTTCCTACACTTCCACTTGTACCTGCAGAACCTGAACTTCCACTACTTCCTGATGTTCCCGAACTACCTGAAGAACCGGATGTACCTACACTACCACTAGTTCCTGAAGTACCGCTAGTTCCTCTTGAACCTGTACTACCTGAAGAGCCAGATGACCCAGAACTTCCTGAAGAACCGCTAGAACCTGAACTACCGCTAGTTCCGCTTGACCCTGATGAACCGCTAGTACCTGATGAACCGCTAGTACCTGATGTACCAACACTACCACTTGAACCAGAAGAACCTGAACTACCACTAGTCCCTGATGTACCAACACTTCCTGAACTTCCAGCACTACCGCTAGAGCCTGAAGAACCGGATGTGCCTACACTTCCCGATGAACCACTACTTCCGCTTGACCCAGATGTACCAACAGAACCAGAACTACCACTTGTTCCAGCACTACCACTAGAACCGCTACTACCTGATGTTCCTGAAGAACCGCTAGTTCCTGTTGAACCTGAACTTCCAGATGACCCAGTACTTCCCGAAGAGCCGCTAGTACCAGATGAACCCGTACTACCACTTGAGCCTGAACTTCCTGATGTACCACTTGTACCTACTGAACCTGAGGTTCCACTTGTTCCTACACTTCCAGATGAACCTGAACTTCCACTTGAACCAGACGAACCTGAATTACCACTAGTTCCGCTTGACCCTGTACTTCCGCTAGAACCTGAACTTCCACTTGAACCAGAAGAACCGCTAGTACCTACACTACCCGATGAACCTGATGTTCCAACACTACCACTTGAACCTGAACTACCTGAAGAACCAGAACTACCTGATGTTCCTGAGGTTCCAGTACTTCCACTAGAACCTGCACTTCCTGAAGAACCACTTGAACCTGATGTACCAGAAGTTCCAACGCTACCACTACTACCTGAACTTCCACTTGAACCTGAACTACCTGATGAACCGCTAGTCCCTGTTGAACCAGAGGTTCCACTAGTTCCTGTACTTCCGCTAGAGCCTGAACTACCGCTAGTACCTACACTACCCGACGTACCAGAGCTTCCTGAAGACCCTGTACTTCCACTTGTACCTGATGTTCCAGTTGAACCACTTGTTCCTGAAGTCCCCGTTGAACCTGATGTACCACTAGTTCCTGTACTTCCACTTGAACCGCTAGTTCCTGAAGTACCCGATGTTCCTCTTGAACCTGTAGAACCTGAACTTCCGGATGAACCACTTGAACCAGAACTTCCTGAAGAACCAGATGTTCCTACACTACCAGAACTACCGCTACTACCCGATGAACCAGAACTTCCTGAACTACCACTAGTTCCACTTGAACCTGAACTTCCGCTAGAACCTGAACTACCTGATGTTCCTGAGGTACCAGTAGTACCACTTGAACCAGATGTTCCTACACTTCCTGAGCTTCCACTAGTACCTGAAGTACCTACACTTCCTGAGGAACCAGATGTTCCGCTTGTACCTACAGAACCACTTGTTCCTGAAGAACCTGACGTGCCAGTAGAACCACTTGAACCTGTGCTACCGCTAGAACCTGACGTTCCTGAGCTTCCAGCGCTACCGCTAGAACCTGATGAACCACTTGTTCCAGATGTTCCGCTAGTTCCTACTGAACCAGACGTTCCACTAGTTCCAACAGAACCAGAACTTCCTGATGTTCCGCTAGTTCCTCTTGAACCCGTACTACCTGAAGAACCAGAACTTCCACTTGTACCTGCAGAACCAGAACTTCCAGATGAACCGCTAGTACCTGAACTACCTGTTGAACCTGAACTTCCACTTGAGCCAGATGAACCTGAAGTACCACTTGTTCCTACACTTCCACTTGTACCGGCAGAACCAGAACTTCCCGATGAACCACTTGTTCCTGATGTACCAGAAGTTCCAACACTTCCACTAGAACCAGATGTTCCGCTACTTCCTGAACTACCTGAAGACCCACTTGAACCTGAAGTTCCTGTTGACCCTGAACTTCCCGATGAACCACTTGTTCCTACTGAACCTGATGTTCCGCTTGTACCTGAACTTCCTGATGAACCCGAACTACCTGAAGACCCACTTGAACCTGATGTTCCTGAAGTACCTGTTGAGCCAGATGTCCCTGAAGAACCACTTGTTCCTACACTACCACTACTTCCTGAACTTCCACTTGAACCAGTACTACCTGATGAACCCGATGTTCCTGAAGTACCAACAGAACCTGATGAACCAGATGTTCCAACACTACCTGATGAACCGCTTGTACCAACTGAACCAGATGACCCAGAACTACCGCTTGTACCAGATGTTCCTGAGCTCCCACTTGTACCAGAAGACCCTGTACTTCCGCTACTACCACTTGAACCAGAACTACCTGATGAACCACTAGTACCTACACTACCTGATGAACCACTAGTACCAGAACTTCCCGAAGAACCTGAAGTACCACTTGAGCCAGTACTACCTGAAGAACCAGATGAACCAGAACTACCGCTAGTTCCTACACTACCCGATGTACCTGCACTTCCTGAAGAACCAGTACTTCCACTTGAACCAGAAGACCCGCTTGAGCCAGATGTTCCTGAACTACCACTAGAACCTGATGAACCCGAACTTCCTGAAGAACCAGATGTTCCCGAACTACCACTAGTCCCTGAAGAACCATTAACACCTGAACTACCTGAAGAACCTGAACTACCACTTGTACCTGATGTTCCTACACTTCCAGATGAACCTGAACTTCCACTTGAACCACTTGAGCCAGACGAACCTGAACTACCACTTGAGCCAGATGTACCTGATGAACCACTCGTTCCACTTGAACCTGTATTTCCACTTGAGCCAGACGAACCTGAACTTCCACTTGTACCTGATGTTCCTACACTTCCTGAAGAACCTGAACTTCCACTTGAACCACTTGTTCCCGAAGTTCCAACACTACCGCTAGAACCTGATGAACCTGAACTTCCTGATGAACCTGATGTACCAGAACTACCACTTGTGCCCGAAGACCCTGTACTTCCGCTACTACCACTTGAACCAGAACTACCTGATGAACCCGATGTCCCTGATGAACCCGATGTTCCTGATGAACCTGTCAATCCTGAACTTCCACTTGAGCCACTACTACCTGATGAACCCGATGTTCCTGTAGAACCCGATGTTCCTGTAGAACCTGAACTACCACTTGTACCTGATGTTCCTGATGTTCCGCTAGTTCCTGATGAACCAGTACTACCTGAAGAACCTGAACTACCAGATGAACCTGAAGAACCTGAACTACCAGATGAACCTGATGTGCCAGAACTACCACTCGTACCTGAAGACCCAGTTATACCACTACTACCTGACGAACCTGTTGAACCAGAGCTACCACTTGAGCCAGATGTACCTGATGAACCAGAACTACCTGAACTACCACTTGAGCCAGATGTTCCAACACTACCTGATAAACCACTACTTCCCGCAGAACCTGATGAACCCGACGTTCCGCTTGTTCCACTACTACCACTAGTACCAGTACTACCTGATGTACCCGATGAACCACTTGAACCTGAACTTCCCGATGAACCACTTGAACCTGAAGTTCCTGAAGTTCCGCTTGTACCAGAACTTCCCGAAGAACCTGACGTTCCACTTGTTCCCACACTTCCTGAAGAACCTGATGAACCTGAGGAGCCAGATGTTCCTGATGTACCCGAAGAACCTCCAGTACCTGATAGTCCTGATGAACCACTTGTACCTGATGTTCCACTTGCACCATCAACACCATTAATACCTGATGTTCCAGCACTACCTGAACTACCGCTAGTTCCAGCACTTCCCGAAGAACCGCTATCCCCTGATGAACCAGACGTTCCACTTGTTCCTGATGTACCCGCAGAACCAGAACTACCTGATGAACCAGAACTACCTGAAGTTCCACTTGTACCTGCTGAACCTGAAGAACCAGAGTTACCTGAAGAACCAGCACTTCCTGAAGAACCACTTGTACCCGCAGAACCTGATGTTCCAGAACTACCATTAGAACCAGATGCCGTAATACCTGTTACAGAAATAATAGTTCCATCACTATTATATAATTCTAATGTACTTGTACCTGAAAAATAAGTACCACCCGTTAATTCAGTACCTTGAGCAAAAACTCTCCATCTCGCATTTTCTCTTGTAACACCACTAACACCTTCAATAGTTGAGCCTGTCCAAGCATTAATAAATGCCTGACCTTCAGGTGTATTATTCTTTATAATAGTTTCGTAAGATAATTGAGTTACAGAATTAGCACTTACTGCAGCATCCCATAAATCATTGTAATTGTCTATTTGATATTGATATGCCGTTTCAGTTTCATTAACCCAAACAATCATACCCAATCTTCTTCTACCCGAAGAGAAATTGTCAGAATTTAAAGTTAAATATGTTGGAGAAAATGTACCGTTACCAATGTTAATATTAATAGGTATATTATTAACACTTAATTGTTGTTGTCCTTGCCCACTAAATGTTAAACCTAAATTAGTAAGGTATGCCGCCTCTTGCCATCCACCAACATTTAAAACATTAAAATTGGTTCCGTATGGACTTGTTCTCGCTACACTGAAAGGTCCTGTAATTTGGGACGCACTTATTGGATTTTGATACGGTATTGCCATTTTTTTTACTTACTAATAATTATCTTTTTTTTAGGTTTTATACACCCCTTTGAAATAATAATTGTTATTATCAGGAAGTTTTGGAGGTAACAATCCATCGTTTGATAAGTATAATACTCTATAAGTTCCCGCAGGTATCGCTCCACCTGGAGTTATTGTAATATCCCCAACCGAAATTTTAGGGTCAGGAGTTGCTAAAATATCAAAGTCACAAGGTTGTGATTGATAACCAACATTTACACTCATATTATTTAAAGTTCCTCCGACACCATCAAGTGGTATCCAAATCGTATACATGTACTGTAAACTAGTGTTAATATCACTATTATTAACTTCTATTGTTTCAAAAGTGTATTGGTTAATTAAACATCCAAAACTATCATTGATAGTATTTGGGAATTGATTTAACGCACCTTTTAAGTCTGTAGGTTTAACAAAGTTTCCTGTTCCACCTGTAAATCCTGAGTATGATGAGTATTTGTTCATCATATAACTGTAGTTTGGATTTGTTGGTAATGGAAGAGCTCCCGAGTTACCCCATCCGTACCAATTAACATTAGTATCAGGTGTTATACCATCCGATAAGTAATACATATAACTTCCTAATCCATACAACGAACCACTTGCCGAAGAATCTTGTGGTTCTGCGAATACATAAGCATAATATTGTGGTGTTGTAATAGATGGTGTAGGAGTAAATGTAGGTGTTGTAGTTGTTGTAGGTGTGAGAGTTGGAGTTAGTGATGGTGTTAAAGACATTGTTGGAGTAACACTTGGAGTAATAGATGGTGTTGGTGTAGGTGTTGCAGGTAGAGCTGGTGCGTTACAACATGGTCTATCAATAATGTAAGGATTATTAGTCGGATAAGAGTAAGAGTTTAAACTAAAACTACTAAGAACACTTACATAAATTTTTTGAGGTAATGGTATAATAACAATACCCTGAGATGATTGTTTTAAAAACTGAACTAAAAACTTACCCTCATTTTTAGTTTCTCTACTTGTAAATTGATAGTTTACATAATAAGTAATATCTAAAGGATTAACAGTAGACGCACTTGTTGTAATATAACATTCTTTAGACGCTACAATATATTTCTTATTAACTTCATCATATACCGAAATTAAAATTGTATTACCCGAAATATTTTCATCTAAACCAAAATCACTTCTTCCGTCTTTTGATATCTCAACTTGGAAAACTGGTAACGTTGAATTTTTCTTAATAAACCATTCCATATTAAATAGATACGTAACTATTACCAATTTTTATCGTAAGTTTTTCTCTGATTGGTAAAATATAAGTTCCTGTATCAGTGATAAAAACAAACTCTCCTTCATAAAGTCCCTCTCTACTTGTATCGCTTGAAGTGAATTTATAATAAACATAGTACTCTGTCTCAGCGTTTGGGTCAATAAATGTCTTTTCAACAAACCCTCCTTTCTTATTCAGAATCTTGTAACCTCCCGTTTTAACATCTATCATGGAAAAATAAATCAACGAGTTTTCTATTAATGACATAAACTCTGTTATGTCAGCAATACCATCTTTAACCACTTGCATTTTAAGAACAGGCAGTGTTGCACCTTTGTTAATAAAAAATTCCATTAATAGTTTTTTAAATAAATATCAAAAAATCAACATTCTTTTCTTAAATTACTATCATAATGTTCAAATCTATCATGTTCGGTAGGAGTGAGTAATAAAATACCTGGTTTTAACTTACCTTTAATTGTGTTTTGGAAGTTGTGAGACATTAAAGTTTGCTCATATGGGTGTTGATATTTTGTTTCCAAATAACATTTATAACTCCCACTTTTTGAAAGGATTATAGGCCAGTTACACAAATAAATTTCTCCTGAAGCATATGGTAAACCTTTGTGTGTTTTTATCTCGTTGAATTTTGTTTTTGGAGCGTTTGGGTCTAAACCATGTTGAGGTAATCTTGGATTTTTTGGCCAATGTTGTTCTCTGAAATTTTGTGGAACATTATACCAACTCCACTGAGTACTATTATCACCATAAAACTCTGAAAAATTTAATTTTAAAAAATCAAAGTTTTCTTTGTTAACTATCTCTAAACTTTTTTGATATAGATTACTTACATATCTGTTAAACCCATTTCTACACACTTCATTTTTTTGTGAGTAAAAAAACATATCATCCTCAAAGAATAACATATAGTCCAACCCCGTTTCATCAAAGTGTTCCGCAGTCCATTGTCTTCCACCTGTAATACCTATGTTATCTTTTTTAATATGTTCAAAGTCATATTCTTTACAAAGTTTTAAGTATTCTTCAGTTGTTGATAAATCTGTAGAGTTATCCAATAAAAATTTCTTTGGTTTTTCCAAGAAATCCCTATCATATTCAATCATAGATTTAATTAATGTTTCAAATTGTTTTGGTGAATTGAATGTTATTACATACAACGCAACTTTATCTATATCTAAATCATTTTGAATTTTAACAAACTCTGTCTTTTTAACTAAAACATCATCTTTTAAATCCTCAAAGAATTTCCCAAATAAACCATTATATTCAATTTCAAAATAATTTATGTATTCACTTAACTTATAAACCATTATTGAAAATATTGACTCTTCCGTTCCCATGTACCCACTTGATAGTGTATCATTCAATAGGTTATAGTATTCACCATTCATCTGTGATATGGTTTCTTTAGGACCTCCAAAAAATCCACCACGAGCAACTTTTTTTACATCATCTTCAGCCCACTGATTAATCTTTGGATATGAAAATCCGTGTATCTCATTACTTGCATCGTATGGAAAACAAACAAATGTAAACTTATCTATATACTTACTTAAATTATCTAACACCTTATCATGTGTGAAATATCCGGGGTGAACAGTATTTGTAAGTCCAGCGTCAATCCAAAATAAAAACTCTGAATTAAACTTATCAAAAATCCTTGCATCATTTAATATAAACATTTTTGACATAACAAGTGGATTGTATATTTCCAATCTACCTTGTGTTGATTCTTTTAACCACCCTGATTGATTATACCATTCAGGATTATTTCTAATTTCTTGTATTTTATTGTAAAAGTCATTTTCAACAAACCAACTCTTATCTCTTAAAATAAATTGGGTATTACTTTGGTCTCTTCTTTCCCAAACAAATTCCTCCAATTCCTTTTCACCAAAAATTATTAAGTTTTCTTCAACTTTTAATAGTTGTTCAAATTTTTCTAAATAATGTGAAAAAGAACGAGACCAACCTTCTTCAAGATTTTCTCTTCCAATATTCCACAATCCTGTAACTAATGTAATATTACTCATTCCGTATGTCTAACTTTATAGATTATGTAATCAACAAATTCACTTTCAAACATTTGACCTATCTCTTCATAAAAAATAACATCCCCAAAAACATCTTCTTGGAACATCGGTAAATTATGTGTGTTTGGAATCACTCCCATACATTTCCCTACATTACCTCTTGTGAAATCTTTTAATCTCCAATTAATATCACCTAACCAATTGTGTTTGAATATGTATAATTTGTTTTTATCTTTAATAGTTTCTTTGATTACTTTAAATGCGTCTTCAGTGTATCTATCATCATCATCGGCAAACATTATAAAATCACCTTCTAATGAATTAATGTTTTCATTAATTAACGGATGTCCGTATTTCCATTTTTGTTCCCCTTGATTTAATATGTGATTAACTTTGAATTTAAACTCATATCTTGATAATACTTCTGAAACAAAGTCGTGATTAATATCTGAGATTATTGTAAAAATATCTGTTGGGTCTAATTGGTCTTTGAATGACTCAATTAATCTTGGTAGAGTTTCTCTCCCAATTGAAGTACAAACAATGTTAAGACTAAACATAACACTTCTCCCTTACATATTTTGTCTCATCATAAATGTCTAAAATGTCTAAAAACGCTTTTTGTAAGTCTAACCAATCACCAAATTCAAAAGCGTGACATTCATCCGAATGTTTACCTGTAATAGCCGTAAGAACCTCTTGTTCACTAATAAGTTGGTTATGTGTGGTTAAGTATTGATTAAAAATGTCTAAATATCCGTCTAAAATATGTCTAACTTTTTCTGATGTTCCACCAAATAGACATCCAGGAACAACCTTTAATTCAACACCAAATAGGTCGTTAAACTTAGCAACCGTTTCATAATTCATGACAATTGAATTACCTTTTAAATGGATAAATCCATGTTGATTTATCTTATCAACCACCTTATCCAAAAAGTTTTTTGAGTTAATTAACGGAGCCATATAATCTCTCCACCCGTCATGACAAGATGTTCCAATCAAACCAGCATCAATCCAAAAGATATTATCACAATCATGTGACTCATCAATTAAGAATTGAAGTTTATTTAAAACAACTTCCAAATAATTGTTTACACAATAAATTCTATCATAGTTAATTCCACCTGATAATTCTTGAGTTCTAATTCTGTCAATTAATTCACAAGTTTCAGATGTATTTAATTCTTTAAATTTAAATTCAACATTTGGGAAATTAAATTCATACTTTAAATTAAACTTATCATATGAATTTTGGTCAGTATAAATTACGTAACGATATTCAGGATAAATTATGTTTTTAATCGTTGCAACCAATAATGGAAAATTTTTATATCTTTCACTATTAATCCCTTCAACATATTTTAATTCATAAATTGCTGAAATTATTTTAGTACCATTTGTCATGTTCTGCGTATATTATATTTGATGCTTTATAAGCGTTATTTTTTATTTCAATTCCATTAGATAACGCCGAGAAACACATCTCGTCTATGTTACCTGCGGGTATGTTTCTCAAACCTTTTTCTTTTTTATATTCGATACACTTGTCCCAAGTATCTAAAAAACTATTAAACTTATCTTCATCAATACTCAAGTATTGGATACAATCTTCAGGCATAACCTCCAACTTATCTTTATTAACCTCATGATTGAAATACTTTTCATACTCAAGTAATCGTCTACCTAATTCACTATTGGTATGAACTTGTTCGTTAAAATTATATGTTACTGGCCCTGATAAACAATTCTCATCAAACGCTCCTAAAATCTTTTCTTCATTAAAGAAAGATGGGTTAACTCTCATATCACAATCAACTAAAATCATTTTAGTAAAACCAATACTTAAAGCAGCTCTTAACGAATATCTCTTAACTGAAAAATCAAAATCATAGTAGTTTTTAGCATACTCCAAATAATTTGGATTAAAATCATTAATGTTGAAAGTGTGAACAAATTCTTGATTATTAATCTTACTTGGGTCATCGGTAATAACAACCAAATTTGTTTTATAATCCGATTCTACGATATCACCAATAAATCTATTAACTTGGTTATAATATCTTTCACCAAAACAAAAAGTAGCAAATGTAAATTTCATATCTTATAAATTTCCTGTTATTCTATCACACCATCCTTTAGATTCCGAGTGAGGCCAAACAACCCAATATTTAGGTTTTGAATCAGTTAAGAACTCTCTCCAAACTTTACAATAACCATCAGGGTCTCTTAACATTCTATCAACCTCACCTTTATCAGCATCTTGTCTGTAAATGGTTTCATCTAATTCATTATGGAACGCAACAACCCAAAAGTCATAATCCTTTTCAGGTACTTGAGTAAACCCAATATCAATACAATGTTTGAATACCGATGTAAATGACTTTAACCATTCTTCTTCTGAATTGAAGTTATTTGGATTTGGTGGATAACCTTTATCTAACGTATATTGTTGAACGGCTCTCTTTGAAAATAAAAGACCTGAATATTTTTCATAATCTCTTAAAGTTCTAACTTTACCAAACCCATACTTCCCGTGATTCATATCTTCCTCACCATCCATACCGAATAGAGAACGATTTTTCTTATGAGCAAAATTATTCTTATCAACCCATTGTTTATCGTCATCCCATTGTTTAGTTCTACCCTTACGAGTATATTCATGCCAAATTAAAACTTTATGTGGGTGGAATAAATCATATCCATGAGTGTATGCTCTTGCAGCGATTGAAATCTCTTCACCATGAAAATAAAACTCAGGGTCGTGTTGAACTTCTTTAGCAAATTTTCCAAGAGTAAAACAGAAGTGAGCCGAGTAAAATCTTGCGGTAACAGGTTCAGTTAAATTTTGCCAACCAGGAATTGTTTCAGGTAAAAAGAAAACCGCACCTTCAGGAATAAATCTATCAAACGCCATTCTCCATGGTTCGTTAACACGTAGGTTGGGGTCATTGTCAGGGTCAAAGGATGAAACATAACCTGTTAATAAAGGTTTCTTATATCCTTTCTTTTGAAGTTGTTTAACCATCTTAATCATCTCATCATCCCAATTTTGAGCAAACCTCATGTGTGAGTCAATTTGAAGAGTGTAAGTTTCCTTACCATATACTTGTTGTATTTGATTTCTTGCCCAACAAGCTCCTTTGGATTCGGTGTATGGAATATCGATTATTCTAAATCTTTCATCATTCCTATATTCATCTAAATTATCAAAATTATCATCAGGATGAAACTGACGAGCAATACCAAAAACTAAGTTTTCAGGTCGTTTAGCATTTTCCAATGCTGACTGTATAGTTGGGATTAGTTGGGGGTCTCTGTAAGAGGCAACTTGTATAAAAATTTTCATGTAAATGTTTTACACAAAAAGTATTAATTTTAAATAAAAATTAAAGAAATAAATTAATAAGTTTTAGTTTTTAAAATCCGCTTGTTACCAAATTATAAAAAATTAAACCTGTTACGTTGGTTGTTTTTGTTATAGTCGGAGTTGAATAACTAAAAGTCATCACGTCACCACCACTTAGTTCTCCAAATTGTACTCGTAACGGATAATATGTACCAGCAGTTAAGGCAATTGTACCTGAACGTTCTTGTGTCCCATGTAATCCACCGTTATTAACTGTTGAGTTTGTTGTTGTAAATCCTGAAATACTATTACTACCAACCCAAACATAGGAAGCATCATCAGATGAAGTAAAGAATGTGTAAGTTTCTGTAGTAGTTGGTTTGAAATAACCTAACCATTGACAACTGAAATTCTCACCGTCACTGGTTGGGGGTTCTGTTATCTCGGTGGTTTGTACTGAAGTCGCAGGATTTCCACCTACTGATGCGGGAGTTGCGGTTGCAAAGAAATTAACATTATCATTAAAGTACCCACTATAAGTTGTTTTAAATACTCCTGCAGTATAACTTAAATCCCAAGATGTCCAATATCCCGCCGAGTTTAACCATGTCTTAGCCGCTGAAGCACTTGCAAATGTTTGTGGTGTTCCGGTAAAACTTGATACATACTGAGATAAACTAATAAAGTTATTATCTGTCTTACTTGGTGTTCTCCAAAAACCGATATAAGCAGGAACTCCAACAGGATTTGGTTGTGTTCCTGACGGTACGGTGTGAGCAATAACATATCCCAAATCTTCATCAGGCCCATTCCACCATCTTAAACCTGTGGATGTAAAACCACTTGTTGGGTATCCAATAGCAATACTTCCAACTTGTTCTGTCCCTGAAATTGTTGAGCCTGTATTATATGCAAAAGGTCGTGATGTTGCCATTTTATTTATAATCCATATTTTGATTTAGTATTATTATAGTTTGTTGTTACATCACTGGCGGTTAATCCTGTGGTATAAAAATAACAGGCACCTATTTTACCATTTAAATAAAGTGATGATATACCAGTACCAATGTAACCCAAATAAAGAGGGTTAGTTTCACTATATGTATCAGTACCATGAGCGGTTGTTATATATTCGGTATTATTAATATACACTTTGGTGGTATTAGCAGTTGAGGTAATTCGTGAAACAAATGTAAATAAATACCAAGTATTAATTGAAACGGTTAACGTAGAGTCGGATATTTTTTGAACCCCCGTTCCATTTGTAACTACCCTCACAACGCCAGCATTCGAGAATAACCCACCCCAATACCCATCAAATCCAAATGAACTGGATAGTTTTCCAAAGACCGGAACTTGTTGACCTGAACTAGGTAAAACGTCAAATTTAACCCAAACTTGTATTGTTCTTTGGGTTGTAGTATTTAAACTAAGATTAGCAGTATGAGGTATACTTATTGTATTACTAGTCCCATTTAAATCAAAAATACCTCCGTCAGTAGACAACCAAGTGGCACCATTAATAGTTGCATTATTTCCATTTCCCGTTTCATCAGTCCAAGTACCACTAACATAATTAGTAGCATCTAACTTCATAAATAAATTACCACTAATTACCCCACCCACACTTGTTGGTGTTGGAGTAATCGTATTTGTCGGTGTCTGTGTTTGGGTAGGTGTTACAGTTCTAGTCGGAGTTATGGAAGGTGTTGGAGTAATTGTATTTGTCGGTGTTTGAGTATTTGTTGGAGTTATCGTCGGGGTAACTGTCATTGTAGGTGTAGGGGTTATTGTTGTTGTCGGAGTAGGTGATGGTGAAATAAATCTTGACGAAAATGAATTGTAATTTTTTAATACTTCAGTAGAACTTAATACTCTATTGTAAGTCATAGCAACTGAAACCCTACCATTTAATAGATTACCTCCATCACCAAACGCTCCTATCCTTGTTGAACCATTACCCCCTATAGGTGTCTTTTGAGTGGTGTATGTACTATCCTGAACACCATTAACATACAATACAAATCCATTTATGGTATCAAAAGTTACACACGCATTATACCACACCCCATTACTAAAGTTAGTGACCGATGGGAAAACCGTATAATTACCCCAATCAGAATGTCCACAATATAATTTATTTGAACCTGCAAAGAACATAAAGTGTCCACCAGTATCACTACTTAATAAATTATTATCAGCCGTTGAGTTTAGATAAAACCAAATGTTTTTGGTATATGCCGTTATTCCAACAGGAGTACCTGCAACATTAACATATTGATTACTTCCGTTAAATGTGAGGTATCCGTTGTTACTTGAATTGAATGTTGGAGTATTAATTAGTGTTCCGTTGTTACCACTAAAACTTAAATCATCCCATCGTGAACCACTTCTTGGGTATGATGAAACATAACCAGCATCAAGTAATAATGTTAATCCGTCAGTTATAATATCAGGGTAATCAAGGTTAACACAAATAAGACCTGTTTGTCCTGTGTACCATCCTAACGCTTCGTTAGCAGTATTAAATGTTTGTCCCGCAAATCCTTGTGTAAAACCAATAAGTTCTGAGTCGTTTTGAGCAACCACTATGGATGGTCCAGCAACTGCCTTGTTTCCATACATGGTATAACCACCTGATGGTGGTATAATAGAATTCCAAAATCCTGTAACACTTGTTGGCCCGTATTCCGCACCTTCATTAATACCCAAAACCCAATCCTTAACTTTAATCGTATTAGGATGAAAGGACGTTGAGTATTTTATTTTATTCGGTGGGATTGGCATTATCTTGCAACTTCTGTTATTCTTAACCACATTGAAGTAGATGAATTTACTATTGTGATATTATCATCCGCAAAACTTCTACGACATGCAACTACTATCGATTTTGCGGTAGTATTAGAGTTAGTGTATCTACCCGTTAATGGAAATAAAACACCTGTACGAAATCCATTAACCGTGCTTTGTACTGAATAGGTTATTTCACCACCATCAACCTTTATTCTAGATATGTATGAATCATTACCTGTACCAGAAGTAAAATCAAAAGATGCTAAATGATAATGTATTACTAAATAACTTGTAGAACTTAATGGTGTATAACTATAAGTAACAAAATCAGTATCCGAATTACTGGTAGCTATAGTTGTAGTACTAACAGTTACCTCAGTATTACTCAAAATAATATCGTTAATTACCTGACCGGCTCTCCACGCATTAGCCTTTATAAATCCTGTAAATACCACATTACCTGTGGTATCTATAGCCATTTTTACCGCACCTCCTGCTTCATTTAAATTATTTGTGATACGAACTAACTGTCCACTTAGAACATCAAATGACCCATTAAAACTATCAATACCAAAGTTTGAATTATTAGCATAATAAAACAAAACACCCGGAGTATCTGTACTATTATTATCAAGAAGAACATCACCAGTAGCTGACCCCGCCTTTGTAAATGTTCCGTTACCAAAAGATGTTACACCTGTAGTACTTATATTACCATTAACACTTGTATTACCTGTAACTGATAATGTAGTACCATCAAAAGTCATTCTAGCCTGAGCAACCGCAGCATTAGATGTCCCATCAGATGTTAATACTCTATTACTACCCGGACTTGTGATTGTGGTAAATCCTGTACCTGATGTTCCGGCAGAACCGGAACTACCCGATGAACCTGATGTACCAGAACTACCTGAAGTTCCTGAAGAACCACTTAAACCTGATGTTCCGCTAGTTCCTGAAGAGCCAGTACTTCCACTTGACCCTGAAGAACCTGACGTTCCACTTATCCCATCTAAACCACTTGTTCCCGATGACCCACCATTACCTGAGGTACCACTACTTCCTGATGTTCCTAAAGAACCACTACTACCACTTGAACCAGATGTACCAGAACTACCTGAAGTTCCACTACTACCACTTGTTCCTGACGAACCTGTAGAACCCGAACTCCCCGATGTTCCTGCAGAACCTGAACTACCACTAGTACCTGAAGAACCACTAATCCCGCTAGAACCTGAACTACCATTAGTTCCCGATGTTCCTGAACTACCACTACTACCTGACGAACCACTTCCTCCACCACCTCCGCTAGTACTTGCCGATAATACAATCGTATTGTTTCCAACTGATGATATATCAACATTAACACCACTAAAATTAATATAACTATATGGTGATGACGTAAATTGACTAACATTATTTATTCTAACTGACGTAAATCCTGAACCTCCTCCAGTTCCTGTCGAAAACTTTCTCCATGCCGCAGTACTATATGTTGCACCACTAACATCTTCAATAGTGTTAGCAGTCCAAGAATTAATAAACGACTGACCCGCAGCAGTTTTATTATTTATCGTTGTTCCAAAATCAGATACTTGAGCGCATCCCGTACTAGCAGTCGCAGCATTAAATAACGTCTCGTAATCATTAATATGATATTGGTAAACTTGGTCAACCTCATAAACATAAGCCAACATACCAAGTCGTCTTCTACCTGATGAAATATTATCTGAAGCCAAAGTAATTACATCAGGTGACCAAGCTGTTCCCGTTCCTTTTGTAAACTCAATAGGAATAGTATTACCCGAATATTCAATACTTCCCGTTGTTCCCGATGGTATTGTATAATAAAGGTCAGATAAACTGAAAACCTCCATATAACCACCCGTATTATTAACACTGAAAGTAGTACCATACGTATTGTTTCTTGGTACACTTTGTGTTCCATTTAGTTGGATAGACGATATTGGATTTTTATATGGGAAACTCATTTACTATAATTATATATCAACCTTACTTCCTCTAAAATAAAGGTCATAAGTATTATCCAATTCAAATGTATTTGATGGGTATGTTGTGTAAACCCTGTATGTTGTATTTGCAATAGTACTACCTGTATAAGTAAATGTATTAGCGTAAATTGTCGGTTCCGTCTTTACACTTGTAAAGACATTTGGATTAACTATTCCCAAATCAATCTCAACTTGGTATTGATTATTGGTTCTGCTAATTGGTATTATCCAAGTGTACCAAGCTTTACATCCAACCGTATTTTCAGGTACTTTTGTTGTTGGGAAATTATATTTAAGATATGGGTTACCGTATGAATCAAGTCCACTACTTGCCGATGGTACTAATTGTTTTATAATATTTGGAAATAATCCTGTTGTCCATCCTGAGAAGTTAACATATTTGTTCATGTCTAAATCAAATGTACTAGCCGAACTACTTGGTTTAGTAGTATTTGTAAATCCATAAAAATTAGAACCAAGTGAATTCATGTAAGAACCAACACTAGCAGAACCTGAGTATGGTTCAATGAACAAATAAGCATAAATAGGAGTGTCAGGTGTAACTGTAGGTGTTGGAGTTCTTGTAACTGTTGGAGTAATTGTTTGTGTTGGGGTATGTGATGGTGTAACTGTTTGTGTAGGTGTAATACTTGGTGTGATACTCGGTGTAGGTGTAAATGATGGTGTAATACTTGGTGTTGGAGTATTTGAAGGAGTTAAAGAAATTGTCGGGGTGACACTTGGAGTAATACTTGGGGTTGGAGTAGGTGTTACACACATATATTCTTGTGTGAAAATACATCCTGTAGAATCGACTATTTTAATTAAAACTTTTGGAGCCGATGAATATGGACTCGGAATATTAAAACTAACAGATGGTGGAATATAATCATATATTGTTGTCACAGTTTGACAAGAGTATTGAAATATGTCACAAACTGAAATAACATAAGGAGGTATTCCTCCCAAACTATTTATTGTTACTAAACTCATTTAATGATAAATAGTTTTTCAACTATTTTAAGTGCGACAAGATATACTATAATCCATTCTTACCGATATAGTTAATACATCATCTTTATAAACTTCAACACCACCAACAACATCTGATTCAATACTGATGGTATTTGTCAATAAATTAACCTCATAAGATTTAATATCAGGTATAGTATTGATTAATGCATCAATAACTGTCTTAAATGCGTTTACTGTCGGTGAATTAGATAAAGATGTTGTTGTAAAGAAAGTACCTGAATAAACCGTTCCGTCAAGTTCTATATCACAATTAAATTTAGCATATTTAAGTTTACAATCCTCATGTCCTGTTGTTAATGAAGAATATCCCTCATTTAACATTTTTGTAAAATTAAATATTGATGAAGGTAGATATGTTTTATTACCAATCGTATACTTGTAAGTTGAGCTAGCAGTTCTTAATGGGTTACAACTAATATCAATTGATTTAGTTGTTTCACAATTACTTGTACCGCTAACAGTTAATACATAAGTACCAGCAGTTAAACCTGTAATATATGTACCAATTTGACCATTAACATTATCACTCCAAATAAAGTTAAAAGGCCCAGTACTTTCATTTAATAAAACACTTATCGTACCACCACTACCATTTATACAATCAGTACCATATAACGCAAATTGATAAGGTGCCAAATAATCAATTGTAGTTGATGTAGTTTGAGTACATCCTGAAAGATTTTCAATAGTTACATCGTAATTACCTGCAGGTAAACTAGTAAAGGTATATGTCGTTGAAGTTGTCGGGTATGAGCTAGCCCCGTTTGATAGTGAATACGTATAAAATGTTGAAGATGTATAACTTGGAGTTACAGATATATTGATAGAACCATCATTAAGACCACAATAAGTACTATTTCCTGTAATAGAAAAATTAAATGATGTATCATTTAATACTGTAATATTATTAGTATAAGTACAAGCACTACTACTATCATTAATTGTTAAAGTATATGTACCCGACTCTAAACTGTTAAATGTATTGGTTTGAAGTGTTGACGTATTAGTTGTTGTCACACCACTATTATTACTTAATGAATATATAAATGGAGGTGTCCCACCTAATAATGTAACAGTTATTGACCCACTATTATACGAACATTGTGAGTTTGAAACTGTTTCAGATACCAATGAAAAACTTCTTGGAACTAAGAAATCAACTGATGTTGAGAGACTACATAACGAAACATCCGTAACTGTTAAAGTATAACTTCCTGACCCAATATTATTAAATGTTACAGATGTACCATATGTTGTAACTGAATCACCATTACTTAATAAATAAAAATACGGAGCCGTTCCACCTGTAATATTAAACGTTATACTCCCATCAGCATTAAAACAAGTTGGTGGTGTGGTTGTATAAGATATAAACGATATCGGTTCAGCATTTGTAATAGTTGTTATTTTAGTTAAACTACACCCATTCGCATCTATAACAGTTAAATTGTACGAGCCTTGAGTTAGCCCAGTTACAAATGTATCACCTGTACCACCAACAGTAGGTGACCACTGATAAATGAATGGTGAAACACCTGTTAAACCTGTAACGTATATTTTACCACTTTGTTGTGAACATGCTGGATTATCAATTGTATATAATCCAAAATCAAGTAAATTTGGATTAGTATGTATTATCACAGATTCTGTTTCACAAGGGCAATTACCATCCCCTGTTACCTGAGCGTAATACATACCTTCAGATAAATTTATAAAAGAATATGCGGTATTAACCGAAGTTGCGGAAGCATAGTATACATAGTCTTTATATAAATTAATTGTTGCCCCAACAAATGTTCCTTGAGTATTGTCAATTACCCCATTAGTCGTTCCTGTGGTTACAACTGTTAAATATGAACTATCAGGTTGACATGTTACAAAATCAGATGTGTTAATATATGCAGTACTTGCTGAAACTATATTAAAATATACAGGTCCTATAACTTCATTAATCGGAATAGTTGAAGCTGTAATATTAAATCCGTAAGTACCCGTACTTAATCCTGTTACAGAATAAGAACTTCCTGAAAAAGTTGCCGATGGTAATACATTATTTACCCAATAGATTGTATACGGACTTGAGCCAACTAAAGTAATTAGCGCAGCTCCTAATGAACTATTTGTACAATCACCTGTTAAACTTATTGAATACGAACTTTCCGCCATTATCCTTGTATCTGTATATCATTTATTACGACTATATCACTTATAACAACATCATCAAATCCACATATTGTCGATATTAATTGTAATTGATTTGTATTACTGTTATAAACTATTTGTACACCTGCTTGATTATTAATTCCACTATTTGAAAAGTAAACTAATCCTTGATTTATAGTATTTATCCATTGTGTTTGAGTTGGGTATAAATTTGGGTAATAATAGGTTGGCCCATTATTATACTCAAATATAAATTCTTCACCAGTATTAATGTGTGTTAATGTAAAACCAAATCCATAACTTGCATTGACAATTGTATAACCATCAGTAAACCCTTGTTCAGTCGCCAATACTTGTGCATCATCATGTAAACCATCTCCAATATTTTGAATTGATGGTACATCAATATCAAAAGTAAATGAGTCACAACCATTAGTTTGGAGAGTACCAGTTGTAACCGGCCCAACAACTTCTTGTAGTACCAACTGACAACCTCTTTGTCTTCTATAAATAAACTTTTGTCTATGGAATATTGAATTTTCAAATTTTGTTCCTGTATTCCAAATAGTTGTTGCCGGAACAAATTGTTCAATTAATTTAATCCAAAAATCACCTAGTCCATTAATATACTCAATCATATTTTGATAACCAAAATTGTAATTAGTTAATCCTGTATCTTGGTACATCGTAAGGTATTTCCAAAATAGTGACTGTAATGTTGGGTAACCACTTGTTTTTCCATCGGATGAAAATTGTCGATTTCTAACATTTATCATGTTCAACCAAAAAGTTTTATAAAACTCATAAAAAGTTTTATTTTGTGGTTGTGGATTAATAAAAGTCCAATCAATACCACCTATCTGTGGATACGGTGAAGATAATCCTGTGTAAGGTATTGGGTAATTTTTGGTTGCCGAAACATACCAAACATCATATGCAAGAGCTTGAGCAGGATTTAAGAATATTTCAACATTCTTAACATTAAGTAATAATCTATCTGTTGAGATTGGGTAATAAGCATTAAATAAATTATCAATGTTTTTTCTCAACCCGATATCTTCATTAGTCCAACTCTTTTTATTATCCTGAACTTTTTTAAGATTAAAACCCATATCCATGAATGGGAAATTTCTAAATCTATCTAAGAATTTTTGACCATATGTGAATGGTTCTAAATTAGTTTGGATATTAACATTTTGTCCAGTGTAGATACTAGTACTATAATTAACTTCTTCAGGTGTTCTATGTTGTACTGTAGACTCAATCCATCCACCTCCTTTTTGAAAATAAAAACTTGGTCTACTTGTTGTCCCTTGAGTAAACACAGGATTTACAGGATAACCCTCACTGTCAACAGGATAATCGGTTAATGTTGTATTTGTCGGAATTGTAACACCTGATTGTGTAAATGCAGTATATGTTACACCCTGAAAATTATAGGTATTACCACTATTTAAAACCGTAAACTGTGGGGTATATGTTCCACCTGAAATTTGTGAATATAATAAATTAAATTTTTCTATATTAATATTTGTGTCCGCCAAATAAACATTCTCATTAAACTCAACAAGAGCTTCAGGTGCCCCAATAAAACCCAATAAAAATTCAATCGACTTTCTTGTTCCTTTTGACCTGTACAAATAAGATGAATTAAGAATTAAATTTCTAAAATATTGATTATTTAAATCTTGTTTTGTTTGACTTGTCGAATAAGCAGGAAACGCATTATCCGTAGTACCATAAACCGACTCTAAAAAGTCAGCATTTGCAATTGGGGACATCCTGATTGACCAACCAAGTGTTTGAGCCAAATTAGTAACTAAACCTGAAGGTATATCATTTCCAATATTGTAATTTACAGAATTAACATACTGTATTCCATCAATATATTTTTTTGTTTCATCAAAACTTCTACCATAAATTTTTAAAGTCTTATCAACCTTTTCATCTACAGTATCAAATTCCTTTAACGCATTTGTCGTATAAAATCTAGATACTAAATTTGTTTTATTTTCATCATAACTTGTACCTAATATCTGTAATTCAGATATATAATTTTCATATCCAAAAGAACTAATATCTATATTCCATACACCACCTAATGGCCAAGTAATTGAACGTACAACATTTGAAATGTAACCATCATCCGATTCAGATGGTGTTTGATATTGGTACGTATATATTGGGTTAGAGTATCTATTTAATAACGCTTCTTCAATTTCTCCTAACTCAAGATTGAAAACTTCATTAACTATTGTATCATTTGGTCTAACAACAAAATTTTGAGAATATGTTGTTAACCCACTAAATGGATTACCTTTAACATATATTGTTAAATCGGTTGAAAAATCAGAGGTTGTATTAATATAATTTAGTTCATAACTTTGTCCGCTAAGAAATAATGAATAACTTCTAAATTGATTTGTTAAGTTTCTGTATTTTGAAACAGGAAATCCTAAACTACTGATATAAACAGTTGCATTAATTCTATAATCAATATTGAAAGGATTACTTATTGTTTGCCAAGGAATTGTTAATACTGTTTCATCTAAATTACCATTATAACTAATATTAACCGCAGTATTTGCAGTTGTTGACCCTGATGTAAAATTTCTTATTTCTAACGCCGCTGGAAAATAATTTAAGACATTATTAATTGCAACTTCTAATCGTTTACTTAATGAACCATAGGATACAAAATTTGTAACATCAGTTTCATCAAAATTTGGGTACAATCTGAAATTATTGTTATAAACAGACGCAGCTAATTCGGGTGTTAAATTTAAATCATCATTATTAAATAATGATGAAAATGTACCAGTTTCAAAATTTCTATTAACCTTTTCGGTAATACTAGTTGAGAATTCAAAACCACCAAGCGTAAGTCCTCCACCATCAGTCAGTTGTAAACCAACAAAATTATCGGAAAAATTTCTATTTTGTGGTGGACATTTATAAGTTGCCATTAAGCTATGATATTATCAAAGATTTTAGTTGTATCAAGATTACTTCCTCTATTTTGTCTAACCTCATATAACAACTCATTAAATTGACTTCTAATTTCATATAAGTTGTATTGTTTGTAAATGTTGTTATTAGTATCATAAATGGTATATATACCATCTTCAATAGATTTAGTTTGATTCCCGTAAAGTGCGATTGCTAACGTTGATATATCATTTTCAACAATTTCAACTTCAATCATTATTGGGTCAAAAAAGGTATTTGTTAAAATAATATTTTGTCCCGCAGCACCAATATAAGGTGTTGCATTTGGTTTGTTTGAGGGTGATGAACTTGGTGAAACCGTACAAAATAAAAGATTAGTTTCACCATCACTATAAACCCATCTTTGTGCTTTATCGGATGTATTATTAGTATTTGCAACTACCGCCTCACAATAAAATGAAGAAGTAATTATTCTAAAAAAATTAGTATTTTTTGTACCATCACTATTCAAATATTCTATTCGATAACCCACTAGTCCTTGTGGAACAAATCTGTTTAAAAATTCTTGGGGTACATTTGTCAAATCAATAATGATACCCTTAACATTTGGTAGTGCTTGTAATACACCACAATCAAGAATTTCAGTTCTAATTTGAATTGGCCTAATTAATAGGTTATAAATTCCAAGATTATTAAATTCTGAAGATGGTAATTTTAAATTATACATCCCACCTAAAATTTCATTTGTTTGCCCACCAATAGCAGGATTACTAAAATAAGGTTGTAACAACTCAAGAGCATCTAATTTTTTCAAGATGAAATTATTAGTGAAATCTCTTGATGGTGTATAATTCATTATTATTTCCACATCAGCTGGACTCACATCCGCCAATCTTACTGTTCCATAATTACCTGTTGCCATTTTTTACCTTATTAGTATAAATATTAATTTTTAGTTTTATTGACTGTTTTGTATGTTGAAAAAATTATATCCGTAATTTACCAAATCTGACATTGTTGAAACTTCACCAATTCTTCTGAAGTTTTCCAATGCGGAATTCTTACCTCGTTCAACAAAAACACTTGAAAATAATTGAGGTTGGTCTATTACATTCATAAGAACTTCATTCTTTGTAATAGCACTTTGAACTAACATATCTGAAGTTAATCCTGAAGAAGCCACGACAAAAATTGATGTCCCACCCGAAAAGTCAATATAGTCTGTATTGTTTATAGTATATCCTGTTTGTTGTGATGTTAAATAATTAACAACACCATACCCACCTCCAGGTAAATTAACCGTCTGACCCACTTGGTATTGTGTTGGCCCATACAATGATAAATCCTCTAATCTTGACGTTGTTACCCCTGTAATAAAATAAGGTACCTGTCCATAATAAGAACCTATTTGATACGCAATTTCATTATATGAATCTGCAGTATAAATAAAATTATATGTCTGAGGACTAGCACTCCAACTTCCACTTGTATTTGCAAAAGTCACAGTTCCGTATGGGTTTGAATTATCCACAGGTGAGTAAGGTACATTAACTGTTTTAGTTGTTGTAACAGTACCCCACATGTTTTCTTGTCTTAATGTAATGGTATAACTTGTTGGGTTAGGTAAAGGATTTCCATAAGTGTGATTTATAAAGTCAGGATAAAAAGAGTTTATAACTTGTGAACTTCCATCACCCCAATCAATCGTATATGTCGAATCAATTAAATAAACTGCACCCTCACTTGAATTATTAAATAAACTAACGGTATACGGACTTTCTGTTGACGAGGTAAATGAAAAGTTAGCAGAAATAACTTGTTGTGTAATATTCCCATCAAATCCATCATAATAACCAATATCTTGATACTTTTGTTTTAATAAAATAGGAAATGTAAGTCCTGTAAGTAATGACGTTCCACCAGTATTACCTTGTAATATACTTGTCAATCCAGTATATACCCCAAAAGTATACCCGCTAGATGTTACTTGTACAATATCTGATTCTAAAAATTCAGGAGATATTTTAATTTTAATTATTTCCATTTTTATACTGTAGGTGGATTTTTATACTCGTACCAATTATTTGTTGAAAGTGGAATTTGTGAATTAAGATTATTTATTGTATATGTCTGTTGAGTAAAATTAAAATTAACTTCTCTCATAAAATAATCAGTAGTCAATCGATAAGGTGTCGATGAATCGGTTTGTTTTTTTGTGGTAAACGTTGTAAATGTCCCATCAGAACCATCAAAAAATTTAACAGTCATATACAATTTTGTTAAATTTAATATTTCAGGATTTTCAAACCAATAAAGATAAAAACCTTCAGGATTAGTTAATGGGTTCAAACTATATCGAGGTATTGATAGTTTACCCGTTCCTTGATTATTTCCCAAATCAACATCTGTTGTATCATTTTTTTTATTTAAAATAACAGTTAGAAAATTTCGTCTTCTTAAAGTATTTTGACTATCGTAAAAATCAATCTTGAAGAATGATTTCATAAACGCAGTTGTCTTATTTAAAACTTGAGGTTGTGTAAATCTACCCGATTCAACATAACTATTTACCCAATCGGTATCACCACTGTTTTTAAAATTAAAAACATACCTAAAAGGATATGGATATGAAAATCTTGCAGTTTCATAATTTTCAGGTTCACCAATTATTTCAGTAATAATTTGTTCCTCATACAAATTAAGAGCGTCTTCCCTATCCAAAAAGTCCCAATTTATATTGATTGGGATGTTAATCCCCTTATCAATATTTGTTTTTAATATTTTAAAATTATTCACAACCATCTGTAATTGGGTCGTTAACTTGTGTAGTGTTTATATTAGTTACATTACTTCCTTCAGGTATTAATCTAAAAATGAAGTTTTCATGTACGTAATGTTTGTTATTTAAAAAAGGCCTATCAACACCTCGTCCAATATCATCAATGAAACCATAAGGATATATATCTCTCCATCTGAAATCATTATTGTAACTTGAAAAGAAAGCGTAAGTAGGTAAATTAACTAAAGGAAAATTTTGAGGATTACTTTCGTCACTTTGTTCAACATAATCTGAAAAAACCCTTATTTGGAATTTATAGTGTGGTTTATAATAATAACCTTCAGTATTTGGATTTGACTCACCAATAGGTGATGTTCTAAATATTTTTTGATTAAAATTTATTTTTTGGTAATATTCAGACAAAACAGTTTCAGTTTGTGTCATATCATTCCATTCACAAATATCCCCATCAAGAGTATCTCCAACATTATATGGTAAATTATAATAAAATCTTAAAATTGTACCACCAGGTGATGTTTTATCATAGAAATTAGTTTGAACGTTTGTTAACGCTAACGTGTTTGTATCGTTCCACCATGTATTTAAATTTGGCCCAAGATTAAACTCCCATCCCTGTTTTAACCCTACCCCATTAACAATTGGTTTATTAAAAAATCCAAAATATCCTCTATTAACTACTGTTGTATAAAATTCAGTAACAGGTCTATTTAAATTATCTAAAAGGTTATTTATATCAACATCGTTTTTAAATGATAAGTTATAACTTTGTGAACCTTCTTTTATTGAAATTCTTGGACTCAAATTTGGAGTTAAAGCTTTTGACTCATATTTTGTGTTTGTACCGAATGGATTATTTTCAAAACCTGTTTTTGTTAATTCTGAATCATTATAACTTGTAATAACTTTGTGTCTTCTTACATAATATTTTGATTTTGATTCAGGATTACCTTTAGTTGTAATTCGTTTCATTAATCCAATTGCCCCATCATAAAAATTACCACAATCAGCATAACCTAAATTATATATTGTGAATATTCTATCTTGATTATTCGCATATGAATCACCTAAAGTATAAACATCAAAGGTATTATTAGTGTTACAAGAAATTGTTAATTCAACACTATCACCTTCACTTAAATTATGATTAAATGGACACGTAAATTGAATTACAGGTTTACCATTTATAAATTCATTACTTACTACAAATGGAATTCCATTCCCAATAATCCAATCAAAAGTATTACCATCATCTAATAAAATTTGTAATTGTTTTGTATAATCACTTTCAAAAGGATATGTTAGATAAAAAAACCAATTGTAAAACGTTGCCTCTAAAGTATTAAATGGTACATGTGGAGTTTGGTTATTTTGAATGGTTGTATATCCAGGAACATTATAATCCGTTCTTATAAACTCAAACTCATGATATTGTGGTAAACCAGCCCAAGCAATTTCAAAACTAGGGTCAGGATTACTGTTTTGTAAAATTCTATACGTTTCAGGACTTACATAATATAAATTTCTATTGATTGGTGAATACGGATTTGTAATTGGTTGTGTTAATCCTGAATAAGCGTTTTCAAAAAGAAGAGTAAACTTACAGGTAAAATTAAAAATTGTTGATTGTTGTCTTTCAGTATCAAATCTGAAGGCTAAATCAATTCCTAAATTTCTGTCATACTCAGTAAGTTCCTTCAGAGTACTATCTAAAGTAACATTGATTTTACTATCAATGTCGGGAGCACTCGCATACCTAGCGGTACCTTTTAATATTTGAAAATTATCATTCAATTACTTCTTCTGTATTTACGTATTTTATTAAAAATCTATCTAACGCACTTCCACCTCTTTTTAATCCAAAATAGAAGTGGTTTGGAGCACCTACTAAAAATTGAGGATTAAAGTTTTGAGTCGGTATTGTATCTGTTGGTACATTATTTGAGTCAAAGTTTATTAAAGTCCCTCTATAATTAGCCGCCAAGTTTCCATCCACCTGAAAATATCGACTAGCATTATTAAATCTATCTAATTTTTGATATTTGTATTGGAAGAATGAATTATTAAACTCCCCTGTTGAATCAGGATAGTTTGTCACCCAATTATTATTTTGTGAACCAAAAATTGTCCCATAGTCCATAGGTTGTCCAGTCTCTTCATTATTCATTTTTATAAGTTTCCATAAATAAAATGGTACTTCTTGTGACTTAACAGGAATTTCAGTAAAATTATATTGTTGTGGGGTATCAATAGTTGCCTGTGGATTCCATATAGTTCGTCTTGGTGATATATAATCTCTATCTTGGGTAATACCTGTTAATAACAATCCAAAAAATGGGAAATTATTTTCGTCACCTAAAATTACAGGTTGGTATACTGAATCTACTGTTTGAGCGTAATTAGAAACACTAAATGGTATTATACCAAACTCAGAGTTAATTGATATCATCTGAGCATAATCAGCATCAACTAATGCAGGTAATGTACTAGTATTGTTATTTTCCCATCTTCTATTTTTAAAGAAACCTCTTACGGTTGGGTCGTCCGAACCTTCATTCACACCCGGTGTCGATGGTATTAAAAATTGTAAAAAATTTGGATTAACTAAACGACTTAATATAAACAAATTCAAAATTTCAGAAACATTATTGTAACTTGTAGATTTAATTTTAGAAACAATATAACCATCATAGTCATCATTATTTACTAACTCCTGAATGAAATAAGCTTTAGGCCCTAAATCTAAAATTGTTGTAGGTGACTGTAAAAATTTATAATTTCCAAAGTCAATAGTGTTACCAAAAGTTGTATTATTTTTACCAATAAATCCTTCAGTCACTGACCAAGGAGAACTTCTGTAATAAAAATTATTACTTGTTTCATGGAAGTATATTGTATCCTTACAAAAGATACTGTACGGTCTATTATCAGAACCAGTAAATACTCTTTTATTGTTGAATGGATAAGCGTATAAAGTACCATTTATCCATTGATTTGAAAATGAATGGGAAAACACATTGAAACATACCGCATTATTAACTTTAACTCTTTGTGACCATTCAACAATCGACCTTATGTCATCAGGAATAGTTGCAATTAATTTTGAAACTAAATTATAACATCCTGTACCATAATTAAAGAATTTTTTATTGCTCGATGTTGGGTTCATTAATTCCTCACAATCAGGTTTTATAGTGGGCACTCCATTAATTAACTCATAACACTTTAACATTACCGCCTTTTCACAATCAGCTAAAGAGTCAGCGACTTCAGCATAAGGTAAAAATTGATTTGTACTATCATTAATTGAAAATGCTTGTTGTGTTACATTAGTTAGTTCAGATTGTTCACCAGAGTCGTTGTATTGGAAAATTGCAAATGTTGGGTTTTGGTGCATCAAGTAACTATTACCACCATTAATTGACTCAGATGTTGATGTCGGTAACCTATCAGTTCTTACAACAATTCTTGAACTATTATTCATATTAATACTTGAATAGATTGTATATCCATTGGCGTTAGAATTAGCATATGAATTTGTACTATTGTATGAAGGTGAAATAAAGCCTCTTTGGAAACTACTGTAACTATTAACTAGTAAACTACATGGTTCACCGAGACCTCCATTACAAAATTCACAATCTGAATTGTAATAAGAATAACCAATATTTAAATAATACAAAGACTGTCCTTCTAATGTTTGATAGGGAATTAAACCATTCCCACTATATAACTCAGGAAAGTTCCAATAATTTAAAGTATAAACGGGAGTTACCGGTTTTGGTAAACTACAGTTTCCTGCCCCACTCGCAGGATTTTGTTGTTGTACACTAAAATAACCTCCCATAAAATTTAACGTACTATTTCTAGTATAACCATTATCAAAATTCAAGTATAATGGATTGTAACTACCATCGGAAAACTGAGGTGGTATTTGACTATTACTACCATTTTGACCAAACGTGGTTATATCAAAAGACGAATAGTAATTTAACATATTAGTAATATACGCTGAAAATAAATTAGTATTATATAAAAAGGCGTAACTATCATAAAATACAGTACTACCCCATTGGTCAGCGTCAGTATTAGTACCCAGTTGATTATGTCTTGTACAAGTTTTATTATTATACGCATTTGGTTGTAAGGGTATATTTAACTTGTAATAACCTTCAATATAACCACTTGGATTGTCTAAAACTTGATTTAATGGAGGTAAAGACCCATTGTTATTAACATACCCATAACCATAACCAAAGGCATTAAAAAATGGGTCAGTATAAATTCTTTGTTTTACTCTAGGTGAGTGAACATCAACACCTCTCATTAAAACAACAATTTGATAATCATCAATATTTGATATTAAATTAGATATTCCAATAATGTTTTGTGGATTCTCAAATCTCCTAATTCTTCCATTATACCCCGCAATATTATTACCTGTACTATATTCATAATGAGTCATACTGTAATTATATAAGAGTCCAAATTTACCACCAAAAGGGTTACCTATAATTTCTTTATATTGACCAACTGTCCATCCCGTAATTACTTGGAAATATTCAATGTCAGATGGAAAACCTGTTGTCTTAGGTAAACTATCAAATCCTGGTATATTATACGTTGTCATCATTTGACTAGCTTGGTTAGGCCCCGTTGTAGGGTTTGTCCATTGTACATTAATATGTGATAAATTAATTGTTGTACCTGTAGCATATACTTGTCTTTGTTCAGAAAAATAATTCGGGTCAATTGACATATCTCTATCCTGAAATGATACTATCTTACCAGCTTCTAACGGACTAGCCGACGGGTCAATAAACAATACCGTAAAATTATCCATATGATATTTTGTTTGAGGATTGTTAAAATCAGGTTCAATTGAAACTATCATTCTTGTTGAACCGTAAAAGTCAGTTGGAAGACCAAAATCAGTTTCAATATCAGTACCATCAAAATATCTACCTTTATTGTTCCAAGAATTTAAATATTCAGAATAAGGTAGCGACGTTGAGAAATGAGAGTTAGTTAATGTTCTAATATCAGTATCTCCGTTATTGTTAACCTCAACTTCAACTTCAATTTCAGCAATAACCCACGGAAATCTATTATACTCAAAATATTGACTTGGATTTACGTCACCAGCATATAAACCAGATATATACTCAGATTCAACATTATCACTACGATAGAGTGTAAAATCGGTTGAGTCAATTAAAATACTTGAATTAAGTAACGTATATAAATTAGGTTGTCCAATAGAATCAAAATTAATTCTTTGGTCATCTAACCTACAATTACATCTTTCACAACCATCTTCAGTATACAATAATAAAGGTAAACCAAGATTTTTAAAAGGATTACCTGTAAAAAATGCACTAACATCTATTGGTGTATTACATGTTCTTTCAGGTCTACCAAATCTTCTTCTAATCCAATTTAACGAAACACATATTCCATAAACAAGAGTTTGAATTAATGAAACAATTGTCGCCAAAATTGGTCCGACAACTAACCATAGAAATCCCAAAATGTGAGCAATAATCATTAAAATCATTGCGATATATCTGAAAATTTCAAAGAATATGTTGTACACTATATATGTAAAATTTACTCTAAAAAATGCATCATTGGTTGGAAATTTGTTATATTCACCTGTACATTTATCATCTAAAATATTTTTAATACCTGTTGTATTCCACGGTCTCCTTTCCGAAACATATCTATCCATTAACTGACTAACAGTGTAAACTTTATTATATTTAAGTTCCATAAATGTATCTTCACAATTAATTGCGGCTGACACATTAGCATAGTCTGTCCAATCTAAACTAAAAGCATATGACTGTTCAAGTAAAAATCTATCTTCATCAATTTTTAAGAAGTTGATGATTGCATCTGAACCATCATCTATTCTATCATAAACAAAATATAAAGATGTAAAATCTTGCGGATATATATTTTGTGAAAGATATTGAGTACCATCAGAGTAATATATTTGAAAGTTTTCAACATTTAACGTACCTGTTAATCTATACACTCGATTAGTTTCATTAGGATTTAAACCTGCGTCTGATAAATAAACATACTCACCATTCTCATTTGGAGAATTTGATGGTATGAAAATAGATACAGGAATACCAATCTGTTCATTAAATTGGTAATCCAAATATGGGTCGTCTGAATTAGTCCAACCATATTCTTTAATATTTGGAACTAAAAAATAAGCTCTTTTAGTAGGTTCGGAAATTTCAGGGCCTTGTTCCCATTTTACTTTAAATCTGTACTTACCTTTTGTCGGTATACCAACTTCAGGATTTTGTGTTATTTGTTGATTACCCTCTTCATCGGTATAAACATAATCAAGGTTCATTGGAACTTCTAGTAACCAAGCTCCATTTTCATCAATTACTTTACCACCATTTTCTAATTCAACTGTTTCCAATATCGGTAATCCGTCACTATCAGTTCTATAACTTTGTCTTATCGCCAATATTTGCCCAGGACCTGAAGTCAAGTCACACAAGTCACCCATTGTTTTTGGGATTTTACATTTGTCATAGATATTATTATACCCTAATTTAGTTTCATCAACTGTTGAAACCAATGAACCCATAAAAACTGCTGTAGGTAAAATAGTAACTTGAGCTTCAGCAGTTAAGTCAAAGTCAGTTCTTGCAATATAATAATCACAAGTTTCTTGTTCACCATAAAATGGTGCAACTTGAACTGTTTTTGATATTGTCACAATTTGAGGTAGTTCACTATAATTTTCAGAAAACTTAAACTGAGCCCCGTTAACTTGTGATTCAGTTGCTCTACCAATTCTAATTAAATCCGCAGGTGTAAATGAAAACTCACCAATATCGGACAAATCAACTTGCATAAATAAAGTATGCTGTCCTGGTGGTACACCTAATATCATAAAGTCACCCGAACCATTTGTGGTAACAACAAACTTAAAATACTTGTCGTAAACCTGAATTACCGACTTATTAGTTAAAGCGTCATTTCTATCAGGAAAAGTCCCAACAGGAATGTGTCCTGTGTAAGAGGGTGTATAAGGTAATAAATTGTATTTGTAACCATCTTCATTAACGTCATTAATTGTTCTGTATGGATATAATGTACTAATTACAGTATCATTGATGTCTGCCTCATCTAAAGCAATAAAAATAGATATTTTAGCGTTAGGTAAACCAAATCCGTTATTGCAGAAAACTCTACCAACAACCACCCCATAGTCAGCACAAGCTCTAATGTAAGTATCATTTGGATTAATTGATAAAGACAATAATTCAAGTGTGTCAAAATTTTGTTCAAGTTTTACCTGAATTACTTTATCAATCCCTAACTCTGTTCTAATTCTGTAAGATGAAGACATGTGTGTTTTTTAATAAATAGTTTACACACGATTTTCAAAAAATAAATGATGTTAACTGAAATTAACTGTTGTTAGATTTTTAACTGACACTTTAATGTCCTTATCAGGGAATCTAATATTAAAAATTTGATTTGGTTCTGCGTAAATAGTATCTTCTATAACCTTAATTTCTTTTGTTGTTGTATTAGAATATGATTGAGAAACTTGTGATGATGAATATAATCCACCAACTCGGTTATACACATTTATAGATGCAACAGTAATAACACCTTCTTCACTTTGTATTAACGCTCTTAATTGTGATATATAAAGATTTTCACCCATACCTCGATTACTTGGACTCATATAAGTATTAATCCTTGATATTATATTTGAAATTACAACACCCTGATTTTGTGAACTATTAAGTACAATAAAAATGTCAAACGCTAAATCAATTACTTGAGCCGAAAGAACTTGGATATAATCATTCATCATTCTGTAATTTGACAAATAAGTTGCAATATTATTTTTTATTGTACCAGATACTACTTCAGTTAACGCTCCTGTAGAATCGTATGACAAAATTTGTACGTTTATTTTATTATCAACCTCAGTAATTGCAACTTTAGCAGGTGCTCCAAATCTTGAAGGCATTTTTCTAATAATCGCTTCGTAATCATTAATAGTTACCGCTCTGTTTTGTGCGGCAAAGTTAAATGTTATTAAATTTCTAATTTCTTCAATGCTTGGATAATTTGCACCACCAATTGATGGTAATATGTTGTTACAAGATAAAGAATTAATTACTGCAGTAACTTTATTTTGGTCACTACCATATACATTAAAGTTCACAGTTCCAAGTTGAGTAATTGAACCAGGTCCAAGATTACTTACCAATCCACCTCCAACACGATACTGAACAAATAATGTTGAATTACCTTTAAGTGTTGAACCTAAAGAATAGTTATTTTGATATTTCGATATGTCTAAAGGAGTACCATTAGTAGTAAATTGTCTTAATAGTTCATCTGAGGATGTATTTCCACCACCAAAAGTTAATTTTAAAAATCCTTGTGGTGTATATTCAGTAATAAACTTTTGGTTTGTTTTATAATAACGACCAACCTTAATACCTGTTTCATCCTGTGGTTTTGTTGGGTCTTCGATAAAAATATTGTCCTGAGCTAAAGCCTCAACTTCAAACCACTTATTAGTTAAGTTTGTAGTATCCATAAACTCTTGTGCTGAAGGAATGTTGTTGTAATTAGTACCGTCTTTTAAGATTACACCAGTTACACCCAATACGTTTTTTTCAGGTAAGAAAAATTCAAAAAATGGTCTTGTTTCAGGAGTATTAATAACTCTCTTAAATACTTTTGTAATACCATTAATAACAACTTCTCTTTTTGTAATTGTATAGTTAATTAATATATTATTAGCGTTAAAGTTAGGAATTACTGTTCTGTTAACCATTCCTTCACTATTAAAATCATTACCAAAATCAACATCGTATAAAGTTTCAAAAGTTTGACCAGCACCAATTACCTGACTACCTTTAGCTAAAATTCCAAAATAAGCAGAGTCTGGTGGTTGTAATGTACCTGTACTAGATTGTACAGCAGGAGCGTCACCAAAAGGTGGAACTTGTATTGAAAAATCAACCAATGAAATCGATGGTCTCATTCCAGGAATTTTTAATCCATAAGTTCGAGCAATATTATAAAGTGAACTTGGTTGTTGTGCAAATTGTAAAACACTTTCTTGTAAACTTCTATCAATATGATAATTTAAGTTATCAGTAACCGCAGCGTTTAAGTCAAGTAATACAGAAAAAACAGAAGCATCATTTACGTTTTGAATTAAATCAGGATAATAAGTTCTAACATAATTTATTAACTCTAATCTAATTGCCTGAAAATCCCTTGTAGTATATGATATCATAGTTTTATATATTAATAATTACAAATCCTGCGGTATTAAATACATTATTTGTAATATTATAATTTATTCTTACTTTTGCGGTGTATTCAATTTCAGGAGTATTAGTAAAATTAAATTCAGTTGCCGACTCATTATTTATTTGTAAAGTATCTTGAGTCTCAACCGCTGGTTCAATTTTAACTGAAGTAATTGTTAATCCTGGTATGTAAGTTTCAACCGCTTCTTTTATTTCTGTCTCTATTTGGTCAAAAGTAGGACTATCAAGTGGTTCAAAAATAAACTCATATAATCTTGTCCCAAAGTTTGGCATAAAATATCTACTACCTTTTCTTGTAAGTAATAAATGTATTAAACTACTTCTAATTTCTTCTTCACTTGTATCTGATAAATCCAAAAATTTACCATTTAGCGAATCTTTAAAAGGAAAAGTAATACCGTATGTTACACCATTTGCCATATTAAATAAATACTGAAAAATTAAATTTATATCAAAACAATAATTTTACCCTCAATAGTTTTTGGAGTTTCATTTTCATATTCAAATTCTACAAATTCTTGTTTAAGTAGATATTCGTTTATAAAATCATTAATAGGGTAGTAACTTATACAATCAATTATTGGTTTTCCTTTGGGTGAGTACCTATAATAACCAATTTCATAATCCCATATCGTCAATAAACTTTTTGTGGGATTTTTTGTAAGAAGATTTACTTTCGTCATAAACATCTGTTGTGTATTGCCAATTCCAATATAGTTTCTTATTTGGTTCAAATCCGTAAAACTCATGAACTTTCATTTGGGTTTTAGTTACATCTTCACCATTCCAGTTTTGTCCAACACAGATAAATCCTGTCTCAATGCCTTCAACTATATTTTTTTCACCTAAAGTAGCATGTCTATTTTCAATCCAAGTTAATCTCTCAATTAAATTTTGATAGAACATATTTGCTTGTCCCCATCTCACTGAACTAAAAAATATTACAGCATCCGCTTCAAAAAGTTCTTTAGATACTTTCCATAGTTCATCTGACTTATTATTTAAACTAGCCCAACATCTATGGTATCCTGAAGGATTTTTTTTATCATCTTTAAGTAAAGATTTTAAAAGTCCACAACTATTACCTTCTTCTCTAGACACATTTCCTTCACAAGGAAATATTTTTAATTCAGAAACATCCATGAAAACTGATTTATCCCCAAGTTCTTCATTTAAATACATTGCTAAGATTTTTGATTTAGGGACATCAATATTTTTATCATCCCAATTATATCTATTTGAACAACTTAATAATAAAACTTTCTTTTTCTTTTTTAGAATGTCTAAAGTTTGTTTTAACTTTTTTTCACCACCCTCCTGAACCATGTTCTCTGAGAGCATCATTTTTCTTATTTTTTCAATTTCTTCTTGTATGATATTAGACATAATAATAAATACCTCTTTAAATAAAAAATCCCGACCTAGCTCGGGATAACACATCGGATATTGTTAATTATGATGAACAACCAAAACAATCAAATTCACTATTCTCAGGTTTTGGAGGTAAATTCATATAACTGTAATCAACCTTTGGTGGTTCAGGTGTTGGTTTTGGTTTGTTAATTTTTGATACGTCCATAGCTAAGTGTTTAGCTCCCGTTGAGATTGCTCTTGTTCTAACGTAATAACAAAGTGTTTTTAATCCTTTTTCCCATCCGTAGAAATGTGATGATGAAATTTTTGATAATGTTGGGTTTGACATGTAGATATTCATTGATTGTGATTGGTCAATAAATGGTGCTCTATCTGCCGCCATTTCAATCAATGCCTTTTGTGATATTTCCCAAATTGTTTTATACTTTTCAATCAGTCTTTCAATTCTCTTAACTTTAAAGTTATATCTTTTATCTTCAGGGTCCAAATAATTCAAGAAGTTAATTCCTTGAATTGAACCTTCATTCATAATGATTTCATTCTTTAAGTCCTCAGACCAAATTCCAATCTTCTCAAAATCACTAATCAAATACTTGTTAACAATCATAATCTCACCACCAATTACACGTCTGTTGAAAATTGCCGAATGAGCAGGTTCTGTCATTTCATATGAACCTGTAATCTTAGCTGAAGATGCCACAGGCATTTGAGCTGTGAATAATGAGTTACAAACTCCGTACTTACTAACATTCTCTTTTAGAGTTGACCAAGGCCATCTTCCTGATAACTCATCTTCATTCAATCCCCACATATCAAATTGGAATACTCCTTGTGACATTGGTGACCCTTTAAAGTAAGCATACGGTTCATACTTACCATCCATACACAATCTGTTACTTTCAGTGATTGCCGCAAAATAGATTGTTTCAAAAATTTCTTTATTTAATTTACGAGCTTCCTCAGATGTAAAAATGTAATCCATCAAATAGAATACGTCTGCAAGTCCTTGAGTTCCAATAGCGATTGCTCTTTGGTATAATCCACCCTTACGTCCTTTTTCAGTTGAGTAATTGTTGATGTTAACAACTTTGTTTAACGCTCTTACAACCTTACGAGTTTCTTCATACAATCCCTGAAAATCAAACTCACCATCTTTTACATAGTTCTTTAACACCATAGATGAAAGAGTACAGATTGCGGTTATATTCTCGTCAGTGTATTGATAGATTTCATTACAAAGGTTTGATTGTTTAATAACACCAATGTTCTGATGGTTTGTCTTTCTGTTAGCACTATCTTTAGAACATAAATATGGAACACCTGTTTCAACTTGTGATTCAATAATCTTATTCCAAATCTCCTGAGCCTTAACTTTCTTACCAAGACCCATACTTACGGCTAATTTATAATTTTCTTCGTATTCATCACCGTAACTTTCTTGTAATGGTTTTATACCCGCCTTAATTATATCATTAGGACAGAACAAATACCAATCGTCGTTGTTCTTAACTGCGTTCATAAAGTTGTCAGGAATCCAAAGTGCGGTAAACAAATCACGAGCTCTTAATTCCTCGGCGCCTGTATTCTTTTTAATTTCCAATAGGTCAAAGATATCTTTATGCCAAGGTTCCAAGTAAATTGCCGCAGAACCAGGTCTACGCCCTTGTTGGTTAAAGAAACGAAGTGACTCATTTACAATCTTCAAATACTTTAAAAGTCCACCAGCGTGTCCACCTGAAGATGAAATACGACTCTCCTTACTACGAATGTTAGACATTGATAGTCCGATACCCGCAGCATCAGATGAGTAAGTTGAAATATCTCTCATGGTGTTTAACAAACCTTCACGAGAATCCGAATCATTGTAATGAAGAACACAAGAAGCAAGTTGTGGTGTTTTAGTACCAGCATTAATCATAATTGGTGTTGCCGGAGATATTCTTTGAGTTGATAACGCTTGGTAATACTCAACCGCTTCCTTAAATGTATTAGTTACCCAAAGAGCAACTCTCATATACATGTGTTGTGGACGTTCAACTACTTTACCTTCCGACAATTTCAGAAGATACATCTCAGCAAGTGACCTCCAAGCAAAATAGTCAAAATTGTAATCATTGTCGTGATTAATAACATTATCAATATTTTCCTCTCCGTATCTTTCAATTATTTCTATCAAACCATCATTGATAATTCCATCAGAATATAACTCTCTAATTGTTTGACAAAAACTTGGATTAGTTTCTTTATGATAAGATGAAATAGCAACTGAAGACGCTAATCTTGAGTAATCGTGATGACTACCTGTAAACGCCGCAGCAATTTCATAGATTAACTTATCTAATTCTTTTGTAGTAATAATACCTTCAGTTGGTACTGAAGTGATAACCTTAATAAAGATTTCATCGGAGTTGACACTCAACCCCTTTGAAGCTCTTTTAATACGGTTATAAATTTTCTGTGGATTAAATGACGAATCATCTCCACTTCTTTTTTTAATTTTAAGTGACATCATAGTTTAAAAAGATAATAAATTAAAAATCGTCAGTAAAGGATAGGGTTTCATTTAACTTGGCCTTTTGATATTCAACGGTACGTGACTCAAAGAAATTACCCTTTGTTTCAACTGCAATTTGTTCCATGAATTTGAACGGTTGTTCTACATTAAATTGTTTTTTACATCCAAACTTTACCAATAATCCATCAACCACAAACTCAAGATATTGTTTCATTAAGTTTTGGTTCATACCAATTAAAGAAACAGGTAGTGATTCAGTGATGAATTCTTTTTCAATTTCAAGAGCTGAAAGTAGAATTTCTTTAATTCTCTTTTCACTCGGTTTGTTTTCAATGTGATTATTTAATAAATGAATTGCAAAGTCACAATGTAAGTTTTCATCTTTGAAAATCAAAGCATTAGCGTTACACAATCCTTGCATGATACCTCTTGATTTCAACCAAAAGATAGAACAGAATGAACCTGAAAAGAAGATACCCTCAACTGCAGCAAACGCAACCAATCTTTCTTGAAAAGATGCGTTTTCAATCCAATCCAAAGCCCATTTAGCCTTCTTTTGAACTGCCGGTAGGTTATCTAATGCAGTGAAACATTTGTTCTTCTCATCCTCATTTGACACGTAAGTATCAATAAGAAGTGAGTACATTAGACTATGGATGTTTTCCATAGCCAACTGAATTCCATAAAAGAATTTTGCCTCAGGATATTGTACTTCTCTGTAGAAATTCTCAGCCAAGTTTTCATTTACGATACCATCTGATGCTGCAAAAAACGATAAAATATTTTTCACAAAATACTGTTCGTTCTCTGATAAGTTTTCCCAATCACGTAGGTCACCGCTTAAATCAATTTCTTCTGCCGTCCAAAACGCGGCTTGATGCATCTTATAATATTCCCAAATATCGTTGTACTTGATTGGGAATATCACAAAACGATTTGGATTTTCTTCTAATAATTTTTCCATTTTTTGTTCCATATTGTTTTAATAATTATACTGTTGTTTGTTTTCTTTTCTCCATAATTTCTTTAATTCTACTTCTATTTCTTTCTTCCTTCTGTTCTTCAAGTCCTAAGAATGTTGT